GCAAGAGTGTTAAGCTTACCACGTAGATATGCCCGACCACCGACAGCCACTTGATCCGACGTACAGGCCCCAGCAGGCAGCTACCGCTGCACTGGAGAAGTTCATGACGGTCAACAAGATCTACGTCGGTGTCGTACGTGAGGTCTACTATCCGAACAACACCTGCGACGTCAAGCTGGACGGGATGGACATCACGGCCTCCGGGTGCGTGTGGGCTGCCGGTGTCATGTCAGGAATGTTCGGCTTCCGCACGTCCTACCTGCCACCGCCCAAGACCAAGGTCCTGGTGGTGTTCACCGGACAGTACCCTGTCTACATCATCGGTTGCTGCCCCGGCCCCGCGGTCGATCCTGAGAACTACGCGCGGCCCGCCGTAGACGGTGAGGAGTCTTACCAGAACAGCCAGACCTTCAGCCATATCCGGGCCAAGGACGCGCTTACGTATGCCAGTCAGAAACCGCCGATAGACCTGACCGAGGGTGAGTTCCAGATCGATAATCTCCTGGGTGTCGGCCTAACGATGCTACGCCACATGTCCAAGATGCAGGCTGGCGACCTGGCTGCAGTCGAGTGTCACGTCCTCAATGACATGGTTCGCATCATTTCAGACACTTTTAAGCACTACACGGCATTCGGTGACTACTCGATCGTAAACGACGGCGGCAAGCTAAATGTCGAGTGGCACGGCACGGCACACGATCACGAAGCTTGGGGCGTGAAGCGCCCACAGGACCCGAAGGCACCTCTCGCGGGCGAGAACCGGATCGACCCCAACAGCACCGAGGGATTCCTCGACGACGGCCGCTGGCGTTTCAGCCAGTACATCGGCTGGCTTGGTAATTTCATCCACGTCTTCGTCACCGACCCGGTAGAGCAGATCGGCCGCCTGGCTGCAGATCAGATCCGGGCCGGCAAGTTTCGCGCCCATGTCGGCCAAGATGGCTCCGTGCTGGTACAGTCCGTGGCGGACATAGCCCTGGAGAAGGTGGTTAGGATTCCGGTACCGATCAGGATCAGGCCCCAAGGTGACCCCAAGGGGAACCGGGCCGACGAGACCTTGCGCACCACCAGCCCGCTCAAGACTTGGCAGCCCTCCGACAAAGACAATTTATTCGAGATGGTATTCCAGCTTCGCGAGTATGCCCGTTGGTTGAACAATCACGCGGCGTTTGCACGCTTCAGGCTGGAAGATAAGGAGTTCAAGATCCCCACCGAGTCCGATACCCCGGCGCCTCAGCGTGACGGTGGTGAAGTTGATCGCGTGGATGCCAACAAGACCGCCGTGGATAACTGGCAGATCGCCTACGCGACAATCCGGATCTACCGTGACGGTTCGATCCAGACACTCGATGCCTACGGGAACTCTTTCACCAGCACCAAGACCGGCATCATGATCAGCAGCACGACCGACATCATGCTGCAGGCGGCCGGCTCGATCAACCTGGTGGCCGGGCAGTCCGTCAACGTTCTGGCCAGAAAGGACGTCGGCATCTCGGCCATCACGGGGGGACTCTGGCTCCGCGCGTCCGCTAAGCTGCAGCTGCTCTGCCAGGCCGGTAACGTCGTGGTCGACACCTTACAGAACGGCTGGCTCAAGATCATGGGCGGCCTGAATGTGAACAACAAGGCCAGCATCGACAAGGCCGGCGAGCTCAACGCTACTGGCAATGTTACGGCCCTGCAGCTTGCTGCGGCCAGCACCAACGGACCTTTCGGCGAGAATCCACATTTCTTCCACATCTTCCAAGGTATTCCGGCGGTCGAGACCGTTACGGATCAATTCGAGTATCCTGGCTCCTACGCGGGTCAGCCGCTCTACGAGTCGATGAGTCAGCAGTCCCTCAAGACCAACGAGGCTAACTCGAACGGCACGTGGAATTTCTCCGACAACACCGTTCCCGGCAAAGGTGCGCCCTGGCCGGGTGCAGGTATAACCCAACGGGCATATCCGGCCGCCGAGGTTGAATCCTTGCAGGAACCGTCGGCCAAAGAGGTCCAGGCCACGACACCGAAGGCGGTTAAGCACGGCGAATCTATCACCCTTCGTTATGTCTGAACCTGGTCAGAAAGTCCTTATTAGGTTGACGGCTACCATTTACCGAGGCAAGAAAAAGGTCAAGACGGAGACGGCTATGCTGCATCTGACCCAAGATGCTTCGGTCTGCGTTAAGGGCGCGCTGCACGTGTTAGCGGCGGCGCTTAAGGCCGAGAATAACAAAACAAATCCCCACCACGACTAATGAGCACGCCAGCAGTTTTTGATGTAGTCAAAGACGGTATTCCGTTTCAGAATCCCGCCGAGTCGTCCATTGTCGCAACGTCGGCGGGCGCGACAGCGGCCAATAGTAAGGTCGGTACAGATCTGGCCGCCGTAGAAGCCGCCCTGATTCTCGATCCTACAAATCCGCTACTCCTGCAGGAGAAAGCTGACCTGGAAGCCCTGCAGGCGCGGTTTACCGTTTTGCAAGGAGGCCCAGTAAACCTGGCTTTGCCGCCATTCTATAAACTGACTCCTGCGGTCGGGCTGTCGTTCGCTGCAATCTTGACCCATACGAACTACTTCAGCGGCGTGGACGCTACGCCACCGATCGGCTTCGAGACCCAAGGGCTCTCATTCCTGAACGTACTCGGGGCGGCCAGTTCGATGAAGACTGTGGCCAAGGAGCTCGGCCAAACCCCGGAGGACGATCCTTGTAAATCGGTCAATGACCTATTGGGTTCCGTGCTGGGCAAGATGGCTGAGATCCTCAGCCCGTTACTGAATCTGTTAAACACGTTCGTGAATGCGCTGCTGACCGCGGCCAACCTTCTCGCCCTGATCGACAACTTCGTCAACAATATCTGGCAGATCCTCAACGACGAGGTCAACAGGCTGAAGCAATATCTCTCCGATTTGGCCGATTACGCGTTGTCGAAATTCTTGAATAACATCGTCAAAGATCCATGCTTGGCCGCAGTGCTTAGCGCGATCGGAACCCCGGCATTGCAGAGTGCAATAGCCCAAGCCCCCATTATACCGTAATGAATGATCAAACCAATATTCCTGTCAAAACTGCACCTGGCGTCGAAGACAAGGTTCGTGCATTTCTCCAAGAGAAAGGCGCGGCCGTTGCTGCCGAAACCCCCGCGCCCACTATCGAACGTGTCAAAGCTCCAGAGGATAAAACGTTCTCTACGCCGGCGCCAGAAGAACAAGCGGTCCAGACGGCCTTAATTGACATCCGCGCCGTCACGATCACCGAAGAGGAGAAGGACTTGTTCCTCAAAGCCCTCCTATGCGACAAGCCGGTCGAGCTAGAAATCACCTTGTTCGGCGGCAAGTTGAAATTCCTGTTCCGCTCGCGTTCAATGCACGAGCAGCGCCGAGTACTGGATGTGCTGCACCTGGATCAAGAGCAGCAGGTGCTACCCTCCAACGAACCTGCCCTTCTGTTCACTCGACTTCAACAATATCTGGCATCCGTGATGCTACGCAGAATAAACGGCGACGTATTCTCCGAGCTGGAGATTGTGCCGGGTAATAACATTGCGGCCGATGCCGAGCTGCTACGTAAAGTCTTCGCTGATAAGGTAGAGAACATGTCTCATATTCGCTGGACTGCCGTACTGAACGGGCTACGGATCTTCGAGGAGAAATGCCGACAGCTCAGCGAGCACTGCGTCAACGAGGATTTTTGGTTGCCCCGAGGCTGAGGTTAATGGTGCTGGCGCACCTTCGGGGCTTGCTCACGCCAGATTACCCACAAGGCTTCAGGTCACGCGTCCGCGAGAACCTGGTGTTGTCGGCCTTGGCGCGAGAGGTTGATGCCGAGGCTTTTGGAAAGCGAGCCATCGTCGAAGCGGTCTGTATGTCGGCCGTCGCTCCCCAACACCGTCCCAAGCTCCATCGAGACGCCCTTACGTTCCTGCAGGACTCGGCCCAGCTGGCCAAGCTTCTGGACTTTGATTCCATCGAGGCCCGCCGTCCGAAGCTGGAGAACGAACGTGATGTTCGGGATCTCATTAAGGCTTTTAGCATTCTCAAGGACACAAATGTTTTCGAGATTATGGACAAGCTTTGCACTGTGTTGTAACGATGCTCCCCTATGTCCTTAACGGTCCTCTGACTTCTCTTGAAGCCCGTACTGCCCGCCAAACTAGCAGTAGGCTTGCTTTCATTGGTTGAATCTGCAACCATTACGTGGACCAGATAACCTTAGAAAAGGCTGTAAACTGTTGTGATTGATGCCCCTAACCCATACGGAAGTTACTTCCAGTTTGGCGCACATCCCGGCATTGGAGGCGGGCCGATGGGATTCGACGACCACATGACCCGGTATCTGGGCGGTGGCGGCGGATACGCCCCTACCCAGTCCGAAGCTATCCTGCGAAAGGGGATGGATCGTCTGCATCAGCAGGCCATGTCAGACGCGCTTAAATCGGATACTCGTGCCGGCAACATGACCAACTTCGTCCTCGATCAGATCTACGGATCTGACAAGCAACGACGAGACGCCGCAATCAGCATGGCCGGTGGGCATGCCAATATGCGTGAGTGGGTAGCGGCCATGATCAACAACCCCGGCGTGGCCGGGTTCATGGGCGGCGATATTAGATCCGTTCGCCTCGGCGCTAGTGCTATCGCGGGCGGCGGTGGCTTCGTCAATGTGGCCGGTGCCGGGCAGTCTCAGATGCTAGGTTCTGGCATGGTTCAAAACGCCGCGGCCCAGCAAGTCTTTGAAGCCGTGAACCGCCGGTTCTTTACTCAATCGGGCGCATCAAACCTCGCGCTTACGAATGGAATGAATCGTGACCAGATCGGCGGCATCATGATGATGGGCGCGCAGTCAGGTGCCTTTTCTGGTCTCGACATGGGTAAGATCTCCCGCCAAGGCGAGAAGATGAAGTTCGACCTCAATCCCGGCGCGATCGACAAAATCGAAAGTTTCGTCAAGGAATCCACCAAGTCGCTATCGGCGCTGGTCGATGTCTTCGGCGACCGCTCCGTCGGTGAGCTGGCCAGCATTGCACAGCGTATTACCGGGCTAGACATGTCCCGCTTGTCCAACGTCCAGACGATGGGCAAACGTATCGCCGAACTCAAGGCTACGGCCCAGACATACGGAATGGATACCCGGACCGTCCTGGAGACCACTAGCAATATCACCGGCATGGGAGTCCAGATGGGGCTCGCCGCCCATACGGCCGGCACGGTCAGTCAGACAGCCATGACCAGGGCCATAGGCCAGAACGTCGCCCTCCGCGGTGACCCAGGCTTCTTCCGCGTCACCGGCTCCGTCCAAGAGCTGGCGGCTCAGCACATGCGCGACCAGGTTGCCATGATGCACGACCCACTAGGCTCACGTATCATGGCTGCCGAGATGGCCATCGAGACGGGCTCCGTGACTGGTGAGAAAGCTACCCAGCTGCGTACTGCGGCTAAGGGGCTCAACCGCCAGAACGTCGGCAACTTCGACGAACTGTTCAAGCAGACTACTGGCGGGCAGTCAGTCAGCGCCTTGATCCGAACCTTCGGCGATGGTGCCCGCATTGCCTCCCAGCTTAGCCCGGAAGGTCAGGCCCATGCCACCGCGTCGATCAACGCTAACATGAAGGAGCGACAGCTCCAACGTATTGAGTTCCGAGCGGCCGAGATGTTCGGCGCCGGGGCCGCCAAGGACATCACGAGCCTGATGAGTACCTTTGGCGCCAAGGACCTCCAGCAGATGAGCAAGATGCTTGGCAGTGGCGACCGCGAAGGTGCGATCAAGTTGGCTATGTCTGACTCGGCCGTAGTGAAGAACCGCGACCAGGCTGAACGCCTGATCGGCCAGATGGATCGTCTCCAGAGGGTGGGCGGCGGCGCTGGCTCCACCTTGCAGCTCATGGATCGTTGGGCCAGGTCCGACAGTATTGCAGCTGGCCTAACGTCCAAGAAGGAAGACATGGCGAACCTGCGTATGCAGGATCAGGTCATGACGCTTTCGTCCGATCAGACTCGTCAGCTAACAGGTGTGTTCAATCGCGGCGTCCAGGGCTTCCTGGAGATGACTGGCGGTGAGACCACGATGCACAAGTTGGCTTTGACGGCTGCACTTGACCGTAAAGCCGTACGCGGAATGGACATGACCAGCCAGGTGTTTCTCGATAGTAAATCATTTGAGAAAAATGCCAGTGGTGGTCTGACTCCGGCCGGTGCCGGGAAATTTGCAGCGTCGCTACAGAATCTTGTGAACCAAGACCCCGAGCTGGCCATGCGCCTCGGAGTGAAATTCAAGGACCTGCGTGACGACCCAACCAAATTTGCCAAGGAGAACTTCGGCCGAATCATGGGACTCGTGGAAGATCCGTTGGAACGTCAGCGTATATTTCAAGGCAAGACGGCCGCACAGGGACCGCAGGGCCAGTTGTTCTGGGCCGACGCCAATAGGGTGGTCGACCAGCAGATTGGATCGGCTGCGGCCACGATGGGCATCTTCCGACGAGCACTTGGCGATCGTGACGAAGACGATACCATAAGAGGATTTTTCGACCGTGCCAGCGCGCGGCTCATGCAAGGTAAGCTAAATGATCCGGCGTCTCTTGGCGCGGTCTATGATAGTGTCCAGAAGAACGCCTCACTGCTCGACCGTGAATCGCTGATTAAGCTCGCCCGCGTTGATGCTCGCGGTGCTCAACACGCATTGCAGGGCCTTAGCGATGAATTGGCCAAAATGGAGCGTGAAGACGCGGTTTCTGGGAAGCGTGATCCGGAACGCGAACGAAAGATCAGGGATTTACGTGAGCGAAAAATGTCGCTAGAGAATGAAGGCGTCAGCGCCCCGGGCGGAGCGGCCAATAAATTCGTTGGCGTCCTGCAGCTCATGGACGGAAATGGACTAACGATAAAGGTGACGGAGAAGAAGTAATATGGCAAAGGTTACGACAACGGCTACGTCAGGACATACTCCCCAGTACGCCAGCCTGGATGAAGCGCGGGCGGCTTTTCGCGCGGCTCGGCCTTTTAGCGCCCAAGAGCAACAGGCTCTTCGTGATCTTCAATATTTCGACAACAAACCCAAGCCCGTAGCGGTCCCCGCGCCTCCTGATGCGTCGGCCCCAGCAACCCCGGCGCAGCAGGCGGCGGGTGATTACACGCCAAACCAGATTGCCGCCATCGGCTCCGAACCATCCTCGGACTTCAGCACGACCGATCAAGTTAACGGTGGCGAACCGCCGGCCGGCGAATCGACTCCTAGCGACTTCATTGACGCCGGGGAAGGAACTGAGGAACGCGCGGCCCGACTCCAGGCGGAATCTGACGCGATCCAAACGGACCTGTCCGACTCTTTCTTGGCAGCTCGCGGTACGTTCTATCGGGTGCCCCTCCGCACCGGCACCGGTCCTGGCCTGTATGCCGTCGAAGGTCTGAGTCAGTTCATAGACAACGCCCGAAAGGAAAAGAACGAGCAGCTTCGTCGGCGCAAGTTCGATAGTCGCTTCGCGTCACCAACACCAGTCAGTACGGTCATGCAGGAGGAGGACCCTGAGTCTTACTACGCGGCCGTAAACTACAACGAGCAGATCGAGTCTGAGAATGCACGACGCCAGGACGAGGATCGCTTGCTCGCCAACGACAAGAACACGCTGGCCTCAACCCCTGTGCTCATCATGGGGATAGAGATCACCCAAACCGACATTATCTCGGCAGTCTCATGCCTGAACAATATAAAAGTTTTCTACACGTTCGGTCAGGCGTTCGGCAACGTAGTGATCCGCGGCGAGATGTTGCTTGGTCCTCTGGGCAGCATTCAGTCCGACGGCGTCCGGGTCCTGAGCGACTACTTTAACCAGCAACGCGTATCGAACTTGAAAAAGCCGACGACATTTTCAGTAGCTCAGACTGCCTACAAAATGTACATGTCTGGACTGATGATCGGTAACGTCGACGTGGAGTTCCACGTACTGCCATTCGTGATAACTGGCATCCTGATAGATCCGTCAAACCAGGCCAGCAGCCTACTGAACCCGGCCAACCAAATCATTGCCACTGATCAGGTTACGGAGGTTACGACCACGACGATCCGAAGCGGAGCGGCTGAAGCTGCACAGAACGTCCAAGTAACCGCATCTACCCAAGATGCCACGCAATCCATTGCCGATTACCGCCTGGCCAACCCGGCTCCCCAGTACGACAGCGCCGCGCTGTCTCCTGACGAGAAGGCTAAGGTGTTGGCTGCCTTCGATGATGAACAAGCCGCGGAAGCAACGGGTGATTTTGCCGCCACAAAAGCTGCTATTGATAACCGCAACCAAACGATTCAATCGGCCGTCGAACATAGTCGTGTCGGTGAGCAAACCACCGCTGCAGCAAAAGTCCAAGATGCCATCAAGGCCGCCCAGAATGACAGTCAAAAGAACATCACGGCGGCTCAATTGCAAAGTTTGAGCACGTCAGTCAATAACGCCGCAGCAGATCGGACGATCGGCGCAACGATCCCGGGTGCTCAGACCAGCATACAGGCCCCAGTCATTGTTGACTGGACGGCCAGCACGGTTGACTTTAACAAGCTGGTGGCCCAGCAGAAGAAGGCGTACACTGGTCCATCGTATAACGCGCCGCGCCTATGATTAACCGCGCCATCCATATCTTGTCGAACCGTCCAGGTCCTTTTGATCTGTTCGGTTTACCGGTGAACCCTGATTTCGAGCCGCGATTACTTCGGCGTGAGCAGGTGGCTATTCGACGACTCCTGTTGCTAGATCGAGACGATTACTACATCAACGCCCTGCTGGCTGCCATGACGGCCTATCCTGACGTCGCACAGTTTGTCGAGGATGTGACTACGTTCGATCCGCAATATCAGCGGCCGTTCTCGGTCCAGATGGAAGGTGCTGAGTTCTTGGTCGATACCAACCTGCAAGGGCGCTGGCTCGACACGGACAAGGACCTGCCGTTCAACCTGACCTACACGATCTCCTACGCGACGTCCTCTCTGGTGACCATCACGGGAGTCGATCGCGGTAACGTCTACACGGCCAAGTACACGGTCTCCGGTACGGATCCCAATAAGGTACTCCATATCGTATGGCCGGATCAGCTGCCGTTCAACGGCCCACTAAGGCTTAAGCAAACCTGGACCACCGGGGCGCTCGTGAGCATCAAGGTCCGCCCGCAGAACTTCCCCTACGCGGCCCTGGCGAACCGGGTACTGGGCAATGCCTACCTGACGGAGCGTTTGCATCAGCTGCTCCTCCAGGAAGAGTTCAGGGCGTCGGAAGACCCTGTCGAGAAAGCGGCAATGATTGCTGTCGCCCTGATCACCGACGACGTTGAGCCTGGTCATGTTCAGCTGCCCGACGAGAAGCATGACCTTGAGAGCCCGTTCCTTAGCATCACTTGCGATCAAACGGGAATATCGTGTGACAGCACCTTCGTCACCTGTGACCAAACCTGATGTCAACGAACGCCAAAACGGTTCGCGCAGAGGTACTGATCAACTCAGCCGTCGTACCGGTGTCGCAAGTCGTCTTGCGACACCGGGTAAATGAATTACCCCAGGTTACTTTCAACCTTCAGATCGACAACCGTAGCGAAGGCTCAACCGAGATCAATCTGCCCCTCTTCACCAAGTTCGTGGGGGACCAGCAGGAATATCTAATCAACCGTTTTCGTACCTTTAACTTTAATGATCTGTCCAATCAGGGTACGATCGACAAGGCCCTGCGGGCCGACCTGGCCGTGCGGGTCGTGGACGGGGACGACAAGGTCCTGAACTTCTCGGGCTTCCTGTCGCAGCCCAGCTTTTCAGTCTTGCAAGGGGAGCTTGGGCTTACGTTCAACGGTATTCATAGCATGGCCGCCATGCAGAACCTCAACCTGCAGCTCTACACGCTGATCCAGCTTTACGCGGTCCGTAACCTCACGATCCCGACCGGCACCAACGAATCCTTCAACTCGATCGGCACCCACGTGGATGCCATTCTGCAGAACATCTTCACTCAATTCGAGACGGCACTCAATGTCAGCTCACGCAACTTTACCGAGCTTGCCGCCACCCACCAGATCAATAAGGCAGTATACACGAAGTTCGTGAAGAACTTCTTGGACGTCAGTAAGGGACGCACCATAATGCCCCTGGTGAGCGATCTACTCCCGGCTCAACTCCGCGGTTCCGTGCAGGCTCGGGTTGATGGAGAGATCGAGAGGCAACTGCTCGGCGGACAGAACTTCTTAGATATTGTACTGCAAGGCTTTATACCGTCGTTCAAGCTCCAGATGAACTCCAACTGGAACGGACAGACATGGATGGAAGTCATTCGTACTCATGAGGATGTGGGTCAACGTGTCGTCGTGGCACCTATCGAGAACATCAAGTTCGACGTGGCCGCGTCTATCGAAGCTCCGCTACAGCGCGTCTATGTCCGCTGCGGCCGGCTAGAACTCTATGGCTTGCTCGACCAACTTTCTAACGGCAATGACTTGCGACAGATGGCCGCGTTCCCGCCCATCACGGATGCGGAGATCAAAGGACAAGCTCCTGAGTTGGCACCGGGCGTTGCGTACATGGTTGACGCTCCGGAGTGGCTGCAGGACAGCGTGACCACGGCGGACACGCTCAGTCCGACGGACAACTCAGATCACACGCTATCCGCCACACTGTCCAAATTCCGTGCCCAAGAGCAGTCCTTCCGGAACGTACAGGAGCAACGGCAACCCATCCTGCAATGGTTGGCTGAATTCACCTACAAGGATCACTACCTGCGGTACACCAGCGCATTCGTGACAACTCCGTTAATGCTAGGAGTCGAAGTCGGCAAGACCTACTTGGTGAAAGCGCTGGACGGTACCGAGCTGTTCACTGGCTATCTGGTGGAAGTGTCTCATGCGATCACGATGGGACAGAAGGACGGTGTCGCTCGAACCAATCTTACGTTCTCCCACGTCAAAATCAGCGGTGTCAGTCACAACGACTTGTCGTTAGCGCAATACGTCGCGCAGTCTCCGCAACTCGCGACCGTCGAGACCTTCACCCCATCTGCATCTTCCAAGATCCTGCCCGACACTGAGGAATTGGGTCAAGCCTGATAGGTTGACGGTGGACCTGAAATGAGGCATTATGCTGGCATGCAGCAGGATGACAGCAATACCAGGGACCGACAGGGACAAACCCGGCCAAATCCGGCCAGTATGCCCCAAGCGACTGACCTAAATACCAGGTACTTGCAGTGGCGAACCCGGCCAAATCCGGACAACATGTCACAGGTAATCAAGGCCCTGCAACCGCATATCGGTTACTCGGTTCAGGCCATCGGCGCTCACGGAGACCCGTACGTGAACACAATGGCAAACGTCATCGCTGCCCAGGCCGTCAAAACTTACAACCCGGACATGCCCGGTGCGGCCGGTCTACATACTCACGTTAAGAACCAGCTGCAGCAGTTGACGCGCATCGCCCGCCGCTCACGGTCTGTCCTGCAGGTACCAGAACGAACACAGCTCGATGCACTCGCGATCCACAGGGCCAAGACCTCCTTCGAGGAGAAGCATGGCCGGGAAGCCGACGTTGCGGAGCTGGCGGACCACAGCGGATTCTCGGTCAAGCGCATCGAAAAGGTGCTGAAGCAGACCCGCGCCGTACCGTCCGAATCCGCCGTCCCAGGCGACGATGAGCAAGACGCGGTCGATTTCACCCCGGAAGCTATGGACTATGTCTATCATGATGCCGACCATGTGGATCGCAAGATCTTGGAACATAAGACTGGTTACGGCGGGACAGATATTTTACCTCCTGCGCTGGTGGCCCAAAAGCTTGGGCTTACGCCGAGCCAGTTGAGCCGGCGGTCAGCCAGGTTGGCGCTCAAGATCAACGAACTAGAGCAGAGTTTACGAAGGTTGTAAATTTGTGCTATGGCTGCAGCGAAGACAACGATCACACGAGCCCTGAAGGCATTGAAAGACCTTCAGCTGTATCTGACTGCCAAAGTCAGGAAGCCGTTGACGTCGGAGGCGACCTCAGATGGAAAGGGTGGTGAGCTGCTCGCGCAGTACACCGATTACGACCTGCAGGTCAGCCGCGGTGAGATCCGAACATCTGCCGGGCGCTTCGAGACCTTGGCCGAATTCTGCCTGGCGCGGGACTTCCGTAACACGCGGCGCAGTCGTCGCTATATTTACGTTCGTGGTCATCAGGAACGGCTGCGGGCCGCGTTGGCTATCGTGATTGAGTTTGCCGCACAGAACCCAGACATGGATCTGGAAAAGCTGGTCGCCCAGAATCCAGACACCTTGCTTGCGGTGGATTACAAAACGCTCAAACAGGTTTTCTCATGAGAGGCGTACGCATCGATTTTAATAACGGCAGCTTCGACTTCAACGCTCCGGCACGCGACTTCGAGACGGCCGTTCAGAATGCACTGGTCAATGTCGCGACGGACCTGGGCTCCGATCCACTTTACCCGGATCGCGGCACCAACCTCCTGCTAGATGGAGTGTCCGGTCGCCTGATCAATAATGCATGGGCTAACCACTCGGCTAACTTCGCCGCGGTGCAGACTCTCGTGTTCTGCCAAACGGTGGATGACTCTGCTGATACGCACAGGCTGCAGAATTTCCTGCTTGCTCAGGCCAATATTGTTGGGCAGAAGCTTACGTTGTCGGCCCAAGCAGTTGCCGCCGATGGTCAACGTACTGGACTCATCACCGAAGTATAATATGGCTGACAAAATTTCACTCTCAGACTTCATGCCCGCTCCAGCGGACATCGACGCTGCGCGCATTGTCCAGGCTCGCGAAGTCGGCCGCATCTTCCTGAAGTCGTTCTGGCCCGAACTCGACACCCGACCTAACTCAGTGTTCGGTGACACGATGCTCACCCCTTGGGCTACCATGATGGCCGCGCTGGAAATAGCCCACGAACGCCGCGAATCCGACCTTAACCTGACCAATCTATCAAACGGCATCGTCTACAACAATGATTTCGCGCTCAAGTTCCTGGCCTCGCTTGGCGTTACCTCGCGGGGGTCCGTGAATACCACCGGGGTTGTCCGTATGCTGTTCACGGTCAACAAGCAGTACGTGATTGACCCTGCCTCGATTCTCACGTTCAACGGGGTGAACTACAGTTTCAATCCTGAAGAGGGTGATCCCATCGTGATCCAGCCTGTCGGTACCGTTGGGGCTCGCCGCGTCCTGACCCGCATCGGTGAAGGGCAGTACGTGGTTTACTTCCCGGTGTTCGGCGCTCCCGGCGGAACTGTCGCGGATGGTGCAGCCGCCACGCACAACATCTCACACTCCGAGCTGACTAGCATTGTGGCCGTCGGTGACTTTGATTCTGGGCTTCTGGAGGAAGACGTACCTCAGCTGGCCCGCAAAGCCAATCAGATCTTTTACTCGGCTTCGCTGACGACTCGCGGCGGCGCAATAAACTTCGTCCGTCAGCAGTTCCCCGCCATCCCTGGGATCTCGGCAGTCATCACGGGTGATACCGAGATGTTGCGCGACGTGACCAACCCGATGGGCATCCGGGAAGGTAAACTGGACCTCTTCGTGAAGTCCCGGACCTCCTACGCTGCCGCCGAACAGGTCATTACTCTGACGCTAGATACTGAGCTGGACGGCTGGGTCGGTAAGCTGTCCTTCCCGCAGCCGCCTTCATTCTACGATCTCAGTCGCGGCGTCTTCAAGGTTACGAACTTCGACAACGAGGAGTCGATCAATACGGTCTACGCCAAGTCGGAAGACCCGCGCGTAGACAACGTCGGCATCTCGTTCTCACGGCTGGAAACACTGGGCATCCTGGTGCATGACACCGATCCACAGAACTTTCAGAATCACGTGATAAGTACGATCACCAATGCATCTAACAACAGCGCAACCATGTCGGCTGAGGGCGTGTACGCCAGCAACATATTCTCGAACGTATTTGAACGATCCGTATCCGTTACGTTCCAGAAGGTTGAGGTCGTTGAAGACGACGTCCTGGGTTCTGTTCTCGCGGCCGTAGCTCTTGCGGTTGACCTCAATACCCTTGAGACCACCACGGTCTACTTCCTGCCGGACAACACCGGTACGCCGACGATCGGTCAGTCCCGTAAGGACTTCAACTTCGACAAGTTATTCCGTGGCCTGACCCTCAAGGTCAACAGCGCCCCCGGGGACTTCGTGGCAGCCGACCTGGTCGGTACCAAATTCACCTTCTCGTTCCGCGGGCAGACCGCTGAGTTTTCCGTCAACTTCTTGATTGACCCCGTGTTGACCAGCGTGGACGCCAAGCTCTCGGACCCAGAGAACAAGCCGGCCGCCGTGGATGTCCTGACGCGCTCGTTCATCCCCTGCCACATCAATCAGTTCATCATCAATTACAGGGTGCCTGCAGGTACCACGGTGGATCTCGACACTGCGAAAGGTCAAATATTTCAGTACGTGAACGGTATCGCTTACCCTAATGCTTTCGAGGAGTCGGTGATCGGCAACATCATGATGGCCGCAGGTGCCAGCGGTATCACGTCACTGGTCAAGAGCGGCACCATATACCCCAGTCTGGCCAGCATCTTCGTCGACAAGGACGGAGTCGAAACTACTATTCCGCGCGAGATTAGTAGTTCGTTAGTCCCGAGCGTGAATGACTTCGGGGTGGGTGTCAAAAACCTAACCTATATCCTCGATTTCAACACCATCACCTTCAACGCCACCACGTTCTAACATGGCAGTCCCTAAGAATGTTCGTTCGACCCGCGTGGGCTTGACGTTCGCACGGCTGGGCACGTTCTGGACCCATACGTTCAAGGACAAGGCCCAGGTGCGTCGGCTGGTCAACCTGGTTCACCAGACTACGGCTCTGCAACAGTTCGAGTCGACTGCCAACAACCTGGCTGGTATTTCCGGGGAGAAGGACAGGGTTGCCAACGTGGTAGTCTCGTACGACAAACGTGACATCATCCAAGCCGGCGACAAGTTCTACAACGACGTGGGGCTCACGTACGGCGATCTCCAGAACTACCAGTTGGTCTATGGTGGCGGCGACACGCAGTTCTGGGCGCTGCCGATCAAGACCTTCATACCTTTCATCATCCAGTCCCGGACCCGTCGGTTGATCATCGGTATTGACTTCTTTGTCCTGAAGGACGAGTGGATTCTGTTCCGCTCCAATCCGGTCGACTTGTTCGGCAACGAATGGTTCCTGATTCAGAACGGCAAGCGGAAGAACCAAGGCTGGCTCCTGGAGCGTGCCGTAGGTGCTGCTCCGGCTGACACCATCGACCATGTGGTCAACTACGCTCGCAATGACCAATCTCCCCGCGCATTGGAGCTGGCGCTGGCGTCCGTGGCTGGCCTAAAGATACTGAAGACCGACGAACGACTTCTCATCGCCCGTCCGGATGGCCCGGTCACCACGTATACGTTTGAGAATGAGACGATCCGGGTCGGCTATCCGCACGAACGGCTAGAGGTCGGCAAGCTGTACCGCAAGGACCACATCATCGGGACTGGCGTTAAGGTTTACCCTGGCGGTCCAACCAACCCGGCATGGTGGCGAGCGATCGACTGGCGCGGCGGACTCTCACTCGATCCCATTATCGATTTCAAGGGTCTCTTTCTGAAGGATGAGGACGTGACCGCCTATGCCTCCGGTACGGACGCTGACAGCGTCGCTGGCAGCAAGGTACATGCACGGCTTGACCTCACTGGCAATTGGGACCTGGAGCATGTTTACTGGGACCGCGTTGCCGCACGGGAGACCAATCAAGGCTTTTTCCTGAACACGGTCCTCAGTCTGCTGACCGACCAGCAGGTCGCTTCGGCCCGGGTCGACGAGATTGGCACCGGGTATGCGGTTGATGACACGATCGTTCTGGCCGGCGGGACTTATACGGTGCAGGCGATTCTGCAGGTCACGGCGGTCGATATGTCCGGTGGTGTAACTGGTGTAAGTGTCCAGGAGGTTGGGGCTTACACGGTAACGCCTGAAAATTCTGTTCAGCAGGGTAGTACCAGCGGATCCGGTGTCGGTGCTGCCTTCACGCTCCTGTGGGCATATAGTCCGAGCGCCTATGACGCCTTGGTGGAGCAAACGGCTCTGGCGAATCGGTTGAACCAGATCCTTGGCTATCCCAGGGAGCAGCTCAATCCCAAGGTACTGCCACACAACAAGCTGGCTAATCCGATTGACATTTTCTTCCTCGCGGCCCTGAACCCGCGGTGTCTGGTAATCACACTAGATCAGCAAGTAATCCCTTACGCGAACCAAGCTGCCCTGTTCCGGTACATAGCGCGAGAACTGCCGCTAGGCGTCTTGTCCATCGTGTTCTGTTACGGTCCCGGACTGCCAGAGGATACGTTCGGTCTGGACGACTCAACCGAGGAAGTTTCGGTTATTGACTTCGATGCGGATGATCTACATCAACCCGAAGAGAACTTCGATCTGGTAAACAGCTTGGATGTCGTTTCGATCACGCAGGAGACATGACGCACAGCGCGTATTGTCGGAACTGGCGACTTGATAGTCAGGTCGTGGCAGCGTAAACTTCCGTACTATGGACACGATGAAACTGAGCCTGCGGCTCTCGACACACATTCGCATCCGAAACTTCGATGCAACGGGTAACCTCGTGCGTGAGATTCAAACTCATAATGATTTCACAAATGCCGCGGCTGATATTATCGCCACCGCACTACTTCGGTCCGGTCCCTCCGCTGTTACGTTCCTGTATGCTCGCTACGGTGGCGCCTTGAATTCAGGAAACGAAGGTATCATCGTTCCGGCCGACAACGACATCAAGAAGACCGTGCGGGGTGACTTTGTCGCCGCAGGTGGTCCTCGTGGCGGTCTGTGGGTTCCGCTCCTCGCGACCCCTATTCAATCATCTTCTGACACAACGATATACGTCGGCAATAGGGTCACCTACATGTTCCGTATTCCGTCGAATATCTCGGTAAGTCAAACCGAAGGCGCGACCTTCGACGCCTCCACCAGCTACATCGCCGCGTTGGGCCTGGCCGTCAGTCCGAACTTCAATAACAACCGTGCTGAGGACCTGATCATGACGGTCTTGCAATACCCGGATTTCACTCCCACGCCCGAGCCCTTCCTGGTGCCGATGAGCGGACAATCGGCCATCGACTACACGGTGAATTTTATCTCATAAAATCTTATGCCATTTAAGGACCCAGCCAAGAGAGCCGAGGCTCGCCGCAAGTGGAAGCAGCAAAATCCACTGAAGGAGCTGGCGTACAATCGAAAAAGCGACAGAAAACGTCGCGAAAGAAAGTTGGTAAAGCTAAAACTTTGGCGCGAAGTAAACAAGGAAGTACTGGCAGCCAAGAGAAAAACCAAAAGACAACTAGATCCTTCTGTACGTGCGAAGCAACGTGCGTATGAGACACGGCGAAGACAGGAAGATCCACAGTACAGGATTAGAAAAAATTTGCGTGATCGCACCAGGACTGCGCTGATGAAAGGGCTTGGTAGAAAATCTGCGTCCACTTTGGCACTCATTGGGTGTTCGTGGGAATATCTGATGCTGCACATCGCCAGGCAGTTTCAGGCAGGCATGTCTTGGGAAAACTACGGACTGTGGGAGTTGGACCATAAGCAACCTTGCGCTAGTTTTAACCTGACAATTCCGGAGCAGCAACGCATTTGCTTCAACTGGTGCAACATCCAGCCGTTGTGGAAAACTGATAATAGAAGAAAGAGCGACAAGCTCGTAGCTTGATATGGAAGACTTATCCAAAATTAAACATGTTGCGCCCGGTGACCCGGTAGCCGCAGAAGTAACGTCGCAGCCAACGCGGGCGATCGAGCTTCGGCTCAAGCAGCTGCAGGAGATCAGCTCCTCGGCCTCGGGCAACAGTAACCGCCTAGTCATCCCGAACGTCCGCATCGCGTCTTCGGTGGCGCTTTACAATACAGTCTATTTCGATCCCAACACGGACCAGTTCGAGCAAGGTCTGGCTGGCGTGACGGTCAAATCCGACACGTTCACTCTCAACCCCTCGGCGGTTGCCGTGGGTATCGTGGTGGCCCGCAAGTCCTCCACGGTTGCGGACGTCATGGTCGGCGGCTTCGACACGCTCGACACCACGAAGCTCACCGCCCTCTTGGAAACCGGCGAAATCTTCCAGCCCGGAGTGCCTCTGTATCTTTCGGCGCGTGAGCCGGGAAAGCTGACGCGCTTCGCTCCCAACTTCAAGGTACAGGTCGCACTCACCAGTGACAGTCACTTCATAGTGAATCCGGTGTACTCCGACCCCGACGCAGTCGAGGTCGTGTACCGCAACCAGCTTGGTATGCGGCCGGTCGGTTCGATCCGCTTGATTCCTGCCGAGAACGTCCGGTACCAGATCGTCGGCTTCGACGCCTTGGAGAACTACGACATCGGCGACGCCACGGCCTGGCGTACCACCTTTGACCCTGCGTCGACGGTCGACAACCACAAGTCCTTCGGGTACTGCGTGGCCGACTCCGTAGTGACCAAGCAACCCAAGAGCCCGGTATTCATCAAGATCGAGGTCGCGCGGACAACCGGCGCGATCACCTGCTCGACAGCGGACGCATTCGCCGATCTGGAAAGTGATACGTTTAACGTTCAGACCCTATCTGCTCCGAATAACCTGAACGGTGTTACGTTCAACAACGTCCGTACCTACGTGGTGACGGATCGTGCTGGTGCCACGCTCGGTACCCTTTCGTTCAAGTTCACCGACGGGGACATATCCTTCAAACGTCGCGTCTACTTCGAGTACCCGGACTCCTTCCAGGGCTGGAAAATGGTCAGCGACCCGTCCGAAGCTACCGCGGTGGCGACCATCGGTATCGGCAACCTGACCGGCATCGACCTGACCGACGGCGGCACTGGCTGGTCCAGTGCCCCGACCGTGCAGATTATCGGTGGCGGCGGAACTGGCGCCCAGGCCGTGGCCACTACGGACGGTAATGTCATAACGAGTGTCACCATTATCGACTCGGGCTCTGGCTACACCAGTACCCCTGCGATCGCATTCGTTGGCGTCGGTACTGGCGGTACCGCCACGGCCTACATAGACGGCGTGGTCAGCGTAGAAGTCACACATGGTAGTTTCGGTTACTCAACGGCACCCTCGGTAGTATTTACGGGCGGTGGCGGCTCCGGGGCGACTGCTGAGGCCGTCATCAATGACGCCGGTATCATCACGGCCATAAACGTCACGTTCTCGGGCGGCGGTTACACCAGTGCTCCGACCGTTACCTTCACCGGCATGGTGGTTGACCTAGACGTCACCAATGGTGGAACCGGCTATATCTCGGCCCCCACGGTCACGATCGCGCCTCCTCCGTCCGGTACGACCGCTACGGCCATCGTCAATTTCTCCGGCGTCCTGCTGCGGGACGTCGACCGAGCGGCTGGCGGCGTCGACTACACGTCTGATCCGTCCGCTCGCGTAGCAACGGATGACGGCGGCTACCACTCTCTACTCAAAGCCGAGATCTCCACGAACAGTGTCGTCGGAATACCGGTGACCTCCGCCGGCTCCGGCTACAATACACCCCCTCAAATCAGCTTCAGCGGTGGTGGCGGATGCGCAGCCGCTACCGCTTCCGTCTCTGGCGGCGGTGTCGTGTCAGCTTCGGTGTCCTTGCCCGGTAAGGGCTACACCAGCCTGCCGCTGGTCCTCTTCCATAACGCCACCGGCACTGGGGCTGAGGCTGTAGCTACCCTCAAGGCGATCCAGGCCAAGGTTATGCTCGGTGGTGAAGGCTACCTGGTCGGTGACTCCATCACGCTTGCGGGCGGAACCTTTGGTACCGGTGCGGTGGTCCAAGTGGCCAGTGTTACGAGCGCCAACGGTATCGTTGGCGAAATCACGGCCGTTACGGTCCTAACTCCGGGGTCTTACTCCGAACTACCCGGCAATCTCGTCGAGCAGGACATCACGAGCGGTGTCGGCGTCGGTGCCAACTTCCGAGTGTTCTGGGGCGTAAACGATCTCACCATCACGGACCCGGGCTCCGGCTATGTTGGTGCCACGACGGTCTCGTTCGCCAACGGCGGTCAGGTCCGCGCGACGCCCATCATGGACTCGGGCGACGGGATCGACCACATCGTTATATCTCACGCGGGCGCCCACTTTACGTCGGCTCCCACGGTAGTCCTGTCTGGCGCTGTCGCCGCCGTGGATCCTGTTCTCGGGGCCGCGGTGATCGACGGGGACGGTATCCTGTCTCTCATCACCATCACGGACCCCGGCATCGGGTTCGGTCAGTTCGGCCCCGGCGGGGTGGAACGAATCGTCATCCGCTCCGGTGGTACTGGTTACACTGCGACTCCGGCGGTTGTACTTGTGGGCGATGACGGTTCCGGTGCGACCGCTACGGCGTTCGTCAGCGGCGGCAAGGTTACTAGCGTGCTCGTTACGGCACCTGGCAATAATTACAGAAATCCTCCCGTGGTTACTTTCGTTGGCGGTAATGGATCTGGCGCGGAAGCGGCAGCTTATCTACAACGTGCGGTCGGGTTCAGTGGTGGGGGTCGCGCCGTCTCCGGCGTCCCAACGGTCACGAACGGATCGGTCACCGATGTACAAGTTACCGCGGGCGGAACTGGCTACTCGGCCAGCTTCCCGGTGAGCTTCATTGGCGGTGGCGGTTCCGGTGCGACCGCTACGGCGTTCGCCACGGCAGGCGTCGTCACCAGCGTCCTGATCCTTACTCCTGGCTCTGGCTACACTACGGCTCCGGCGGCTGACTTCTCGGCCGGCCTCGGAACTGGGGCTACGGCCACGGTTACGATCTCTCTCAATGAACTTGAACTCGACGAGGTCGTCGCAACCACGCCGGGCTCGGGGTATTCCTACCAGCCTCGTCCGGTGTTCACCGCGGCGCCTGGCGGTGGGGCTGAGGCAACCGCCTCCGTCCTGGCCGGCGCAGTCACCAGCATCTCGGTTGACAACGGTGGCTCCCGCTTTACGGTGGCACCGATCGTCATCTTATCAGGTGGTGGCGGCTCCGGGGCCAAAGCTTCCGCCTCGATCACGAACGGAGTGGTCACCAGCATATCGGTCGACGCCGGCGGTACAGGCTATTCCAGTGCCCCTACGGTCAGCTTCTCGATGGGTGCCGGCGCCGAGGGTGAAACCCGACTCAAGGCGGTATCCGCCACGGTCCTCGCGGCCGGTGCTGGTTACGCGGTAAGTGACACCATTACGGTGAATGGCGGCGATCCAGACAGTCCGCTGATCCTGGACGTCGTTTCAATCGGTTTTGCCGGTGACATCACGGCAGTCGCCATAAATGATGCAGGCTCTTACAAAGTGGTCGCCCCGAACGGGAGCGGACAGCTTAGTACGTCTGGCACTGGTGTCGGTGCCACATTCGCAATCGATTGGGGCGTCGAGAAGACCATCATCACGGCCGGCGGTCAGAACTACCCAACGCCTCCAATCATCGGATTTTGTGGCGGCGGGCAGGCCGAAGCCTACTTCGTCCCTGGCGGTGAGGTCCTGAGCCTCACGATCGACATTCCCGGCGACGGTTATACATCTCCTCCGACAGTCTCCTTCACGGGCGGCGGCGGAACTGGTGCAGCCGCGGTGGCGACCATCAGTGGCGACGGCGGCTCCCGTAGCGCAACGAAGCTGCAGATCCGAACTTATCACGACGATTACGACGACAACGCCACGGTTGAATTTCCGGCGCCAAACCAAGCTGATTTCTTTTACAATCTGTTCGCGGACCCCGTGGCTAAGAGCCGTTGGCCGTCCGTACCGACGGAGAAGACCACATTCCTGATGAACGGCCTCGAAACCCTCACGGGCGTACTCAATGAGGGCACCAAGGACTTCGACACCGTCGACTGCGACGTCGGCCTCTCCCGGAAGGCCATATATTGGACAACGAACCACATCGACGCTTGTCCGTGGGATCGGTTCTACGAGACCTTCCGGCGCGAGCCTGGAACTGGCGGAACCGACAACATCCTGCCAGGCACCGGCGATGATGCCCAGGATACAAACTTTCGTTGGTGGGAGCACACCTACAAATACGAACCCAATCGCAATAAGGGCTGGCTGTATATCAACCGACTCAGCCGGTTCCATCAGTCTGGCCGGGTGGTTAGTCTCGCGGTCGAAAGTCCGTTGCAGTTGATCAACCTGGAGAATGGGCAAGACAGTGGTGGTCGTCCTCTCCCTGGACAGCTATTGCTACGTCTGAACAACCAGACCAATATCTTGTCGGCGGTAAGCCCACAAATAGACATGTCGACCACTGGCACCGTGGTGGCTATCTACCAGAACCTTACGGGTCGCAACGTGATGCTCTCGTCCGTTATCCTTACGACAATCTTCCAGCTCACCGGAGCTGGGTCAGTCGTTACAGCAAACAACGCACGGATTACGATCGGTACCCAGGCCGGAAACTTTCGGAACATTATCGGCAATCTGAATCCGAACACGGTCACCCAGGCCGGCCGCGATTGTAACCTCATCGACCAGAACCAGGTCAAGGAGCTATTCCCCGACGAGGACTTTGCATACTCACTCATCGCCCCCAATGAGATCGTCTACCTGAAGGTGGATGAAGCCGCTGGCGGTCCAATCCAGTCGCAGATTGCTGTGGCCCGCCTCAAAGGTCACGTGCTCTAATTCGTTATGGCCTCGATCAAACTGATCAAATATATGTCCGAAGCCCTCACGGGGCAGCCGGCCAATCAGCAGGTGTGGCCCATCAGCATCACGGCTGAAGGTATCGACATGCCCAGCGAGATCTTCGTCTATCACATCGCCGTAGCCGGAAGCGCCTTCGATGGCGACATATTTGAGTGTGTTGCCAGTCCGCCCCAGCTGCATGAACTTCCTGCTAACCAAGCGGCTCCGATCAGCGAGGATTACCAGGTTCCGTTCTACCGTCGGAATATTTGTGAATTCTTTGCGAGATCGGCCTCTGAAGCTCAGCGCATCTGGGAAGTCATCCAAGAAGACGTCGCCATCCTGGTCCGGGATGTCAATGCCAGCAATACCCTCACGGCGGTTGAAGTAGCAGCCGTGACCGAGGAAGCAATCGTTCAGGAAAGCCAAAGCATGCACCCTCCAATTCGTCACCTTCTGTCTTATCATCCATGCGGCGTGGCCGGCCTCGTCGTCGACGTGCAGACCATCTCGGCCCCATTCACGCCCGACAAGGACGGCTGGCTACCAACCAGCCAGGCAGGTTCATTCCTACCTCCTCCCGGCGGCGTCTTGTTCTACAACATCGAGCAGGATCCCGAGCTTAAGGCGTTGTTCCCGCTCAAGGAGCCCTGGAGTGGACATCAACTTACGCGCAACGGCATCTTGCTGCAGTTTGGCGTACACTACACGATCACGAAGGACACGATCTGGTGGCTGGAGTTCAACCCTGCGACACTCGCTGCGTACACGCGCTTGACCGGACAGGTCCAAGATGCCAACTTTCCGTGGCCTGTTGATTACGTTAACCGGAACAATCCTGGCGACACGACCCCTAATTTCACCTTACAGATCTTCCAATGAGTAACTTTGCCATTCCGGGGTTTATGGTGCCGGAGACCCCGAAGAACGATGAGCGTATTTTCGCAACGCCTGACGGTACAATCATTTGGGACGTTATGCCCGCTCCCGACGATCGGCAGCTGCCTGTCTTCGATTTTGAGCTGTCGCTCTTCCATCGTGGTAAGGACATGCGCCGATTGGTGATCGACCAAAACCAGATCACGTTAATGAATATCGCGAACGAACTGGGAAGTCGGATCATTCGGGCCGTCATACCGGCAAGCTGCGTAGCCATCGAGCCCGGAACCTTCCGTCTTGAGGCGTTTATGGGGGCAGGGCGTCAGCGCGTAGCTGAGAAGTGGGTCACGGTTGAACCGTCAGTGGTCAATGAAGCTGTCCTGCAACTCAACCAACTTCACGATTGCCCGACTTGGCTCAAGCCCGACACATCGTCCTGACCGGGCTCCTCCGGGTCTTCTGCAGAGTCATCAATCCGCAACTTAATCGGCCGTCCATAAAAGTCAGACAAGAGGGCGGTCAACCTCTCTGCATCTACCAGGAGGTTTTTTGCTCCGTACGGCCGAGGATTTAACCCGGCTGCCTGCAGCTCCCCCATAAGGGTGCTGCGACTCTTATTCATACGACGCACGAGTGCGATGGCGGCCTGATCCACCAGGCTGAACTTAAACAACCGACTAGGGTCAACAGGGGCGCACCGGAGCAAAATCTCAAACAACAGCGGTGTCTCATTAGAGAGTAGGTAGTTGCCTCGGTGATCGGTATACCGCTCGATAGCTGCCTGACCTTCGCGCAACAGCACGGGATAATTAGGCAGCTCGCGAGAGACCAGTTGATGGCTGACTCCCCGGGTACGCAGGAAGCCCTGGATGACGCTGTGAAAGATGTTGCGGGCCAGCCATATAACCTGGCACTTCTGCTCTGGCGTCATTGGTGCGCCAATGACGGCTCCAGTAGGTGAGACAATGAAACATGGGTAGCTCAGTGTACGGAGCAGTTCAGGTGCCGCGCATTTGACCATACACGGAAACCCGTTCATAGCTTCAAAGGCCCATTTGACTCCTACGTCCGTGATATAAAGCGGACCCTTCTGCTCCAAGCCGAGCAGTACGGCCGTTAAAATCTCGGTAGTATCTTTCCCGGCGTGAACCTCGATAGGTCCTAGCGGGGCTTTTAGGTACGCGCGAAGTATCATGGCCACTACGAGCGCAATAGCGGTACGAGCAGCCGGAGGAACTTCCTGCTTCAAATCGCACGTCGGTACCTCCGTGAAGCAACAAAACTGGTCAAAATGTTTACGGCCTGGATGTGGAATACGAGAGCTGGTCTGTACCCCCGTGGTGCGAATAACCCAGCTGGGAGTCTCGTACACATCCAGTCCAGTCCACCCAAGAGCGCCCACACCGCGACGGCTCATGACTTCAGAGACTTGCTGCACCATAATGGCCCGAATCAACTTTGAATGGGTTGAGTCCAGGATACAGGGAAGCTTGGATGCAGAGTCCGGCAAGGTCTCACTGACAGCAGCTTGCGCCAGGAACTCCAGAACGTCGGGCTTGGTCAGGTCCTTTTTCCTGATCGAAACCGGGTAAGTTCGGTTGTCGAAAATAAGTCGGCCGGCGTAGAAGACCTCAGACATTTTCCCTGCATCCATGAAGGTCAGGGCATAGTCGATGTGGATCAGGAAGTTCGTCAAGGCAATGTGTTCGGTCCCCTTGATCGCAATTAGCCCGGTAGTCGTTTCTCGGATCTCGTACGGCCCTGAGCGATACACCCGAAGCTGGTCCAGAAGAACTTGCAGTTTAGTTGCCTGACTGAAAAGCTTTGCATCTTTCAAATCTTGTTGTAATCCGACCACAAGATCTTGCTCGTGCCGTATGAATGTCAGGACTTCGCGAATCGTGGGGTCAATCTTTTCGCTTGTCAAGAGGCGGGCCAACTCTCCAGTCACGAACTGCTGAGACATCACGCGGGTATTGTCGGGCAGTTGAACCTGCAGTGAATGGAAATTACGACGGTGCAGAATAATGTCCTTCAAGGAATGCGTCGAGTAGGCGATCCCAACGTTGAGTCGATAGTCGTTGTACTGGTTGGCTGGTGTCTGACGAACGCAGACGACGCCACGCATTTTGTCGGCACTGGCGAACTCGGCCGAGTACACGCGACAGACCTCCATGTCCTTACGAAGGATTCGGGACTCTATCCAGTGAGTACCGAGTATACCAAAAAAGGTTGTGCGACAGCGCTCGACCTCGACCCACTGATCAACGCCAGTCCTGACATCCACCACACGCCAAGCGGCAATGGTCCAGGGGTTGCGCATATACGGGAAACACGCGTATGTTCCTTTGGTGTCAAACTTTGCATCTATGAGACCGTGGATAGCCTGTCCGGTAATGCCGAGTACGAAGGGGGCTACCGCAAGAGGGTTGAGCCCTTGCTTGGTCATCCACATGTTCACGATCGCCAGCTGTGGATCGTTTACGATATTACCTCTCATCCTAATGAACGTCATGAACTTAGCTCGACGTTCAGCAGCTTCACCGATTGTAACATCGCGGTACAGCTCCGGAGAGTAGCTGCCTCCGGTCAGCAGGCTGCCGTAGGTGCAGATCAGGTAGTCAATCGCTGACTCATAAGACCCTGACCTGAATGCCAGGAAGTCCAGTATGCTGCCGGCGATAAACTTGCCGGATTCCGTTAGTTCCACGATGCCACCTTGGTCAACGCGGAAGCGTAATCCTGCGTCCTCAAACACATAATTTCGCGGGCTTACTTCCTTAACCTCGATCCCCAGCGCGTGGAGGACCTGCCAAGCATCCATCTGCTCAATCTTCAGTTGCATATTGTTTAGCCCCAGAGTATCCTACCGACGTATGGATTTCATCACTGATCAGTCCGGTCGGTACCTGGTTCAGCTCTCCAGGCTACTCGACGTCCCTGACTTCGTCAAGAGCGCCGCAGTCGATCTTGATGAGGTCGCCGGACTTCAGCCGCATGAATTTGCCGACTCTGTTAACCGCGAGTTTCCTATTGTGGATCCGGGTCAAGTGTACCTTGGGCTGGCGTACGTGAAACTCGCCGGTATCGAGAACCCCCAGCTGGTTACCCGGCTCAAGCGCGCCGCCGCCCTCCACAAGATTGAGGGAGAAATTGCCAAACTGGACGAAGTCCTCGGTGCGCAGACCAAGCAGGCCAATACCCATGATTTTGCAGTCACGATCGATTTTGAGGGCGCCCCGGATCACATGAAGGTCGCCGGCATCAAGAATTTCTATCCGATCCATACGCCGGAGGCCATCGAGAATTCAGCCCGCCAGATCTGTGCTGATCAGAGTCGAATACCAATGGGCCTTTTCATCGCGGGCTGTCAGGCCCTCGTAAAGGCTGCGCGTACTCATGCGGTACCACCGCGGCTGATCCCGTCCACGGTTTGGGAGTTCGGCGATGATTACTTCGTGGATTACGACCACGTGTCGTTCCAGGCTGCGAAGCGGGCTAGCGTCACGGGTGATGAAATTTACCGCGAGATCGCCAAGTCTGCATCTGAGGATCTCAACACTCCCATCGGGGATTGGATTGACGCTTGGCGTGAAGCTGATCACCAGCACGGCATTGAAGGCAAGCCGGGAGTGAAGGATGCATATCTGGTCTTTTACTCAGGAGTTGACAAGCAAGCGTTCGATCAGCGTATGGCTGACTGGCTTGTGGTGGGTGGTGCGGCCGTTCCCAAGAGTGCATTGGCCGCTGTGCCGCTCGACGCGCTCCGGAAGAATTTCCCTTCGGCGGTGGCAGGTGATTTGACGACTCTTGTCAAGCATGCTACCAATGATACGGGAATGAAATTGCAGGAAGTCTGTCAATCCTTGTCAGAGCCGGTTCAGAAGGTTCTTCTGAGTCTGGTTCTGCGTCATGCCTGATGAATCTCTCGGACTTGAGTCAAGCACGACCGACTCTTAACCAGAAGCAGGTTGTCGCTGCCCTTATGGACGCCGCGACTTATGCGACCGTCCTTCACGTCATCCTTCTCGTCAAGTATGGCGAGGACATCTACGAGGTTGACCCTTTGGAGTTATACGCACGTATCAAAGACGACTTCGGCGTCACGCTACCGGAGGCCAACGAGCAGCGCATCCAGGCAATTCTTTTATCGACCAGCACTGATGCATTCTACGAAGACATCCGTGTGTTCACCGCTACTTGTAATACCCTTTTGGCCGGCGATCCGGGCTTCGAGAGTATGGACGATCTTTCGGTCGCCGAGATATTTTGGGCGCTATTCGAGGTTGAGTTGAACCACGGCGAAGAAGAACCTTGTCCGGAGATTCAAGCAATGATCGCCCATGAAGTACGTGAAGAGGCCGAAGATAGCTCCGGCCTAGAACGTCCGAATTATGTATTGGGCGAGCTGGCCGAGCATAGGAAGAATTTGAGAAACCAGCTTATTAAGATCGGCATTAAGGATTTCGAGCTGCCCAAGATCTCCTAGCTGGTTTCGCCCGCCACCTCCCCCCCCCCACCGCCAAGGGTCTTTTCGTGCAATAGACCCTCTGTACGTGCTATAAGGTTTTGGAGAGACCCTAAAGGTCAATCCTATGTTATGTAGTATTACATAATGAACACCACTAACCATAATCACAACTAAACAACAACGCTTATGAAAAACTTGAAATCACTCTTCGTCGTTAACCTCGTCGCTTCGGCCATGATCAGCTTCTTGCTGGTCGGCTTCCTGCTTTACAGATCTCAGCCCAAGACCAGTGAGGTCATTATCGACGTCAAGGCCGAAACCGCCTTCGCCGTCTCGGCCATGATCAGCTTCTTGCTGGTCAGCTTCCTGCTTCATAAATCTCAGCCCAAGGCCAAACTCAAATCATGATCAGCTTCTTGCTGTCAATGCGCCAACCAATAAAGTTATGGAAACCAAAGCCGCGCCTCGGAGATACGATATGGAATCACTCTTTGTCGTCATCTTCGCCGTCTCGATCATGATCAGCTTCTTGCTGGTCAGCTTCCTGCTTCATAGACCTCAACCCAAGGCCAGCGATGTCATCATCGACGGCAAGGCCGAAACCGTCCGATAATCGTCCGATAACCTATGTCGACCATCCGATCCCTCCAACGCTCCATCCTGAAGCACAAAGGCAAGCAGGCCGGTATGCCGGCCCGACTTGCCGTCGCCCCGTCCAGCAGGCGGCGTATGTACAAGCTGCGTAAGCTTCAGGCCGATCAGGCGACGATCCAGGCCGCCAATGCGGCGGCTGTGGCGGCCGATCCTCAACTGGCCACCCTAAGTGATGAGGAGCTCGCCGCGCGTAACTTGGCAGAGGTCGATCGCAAAGGTTGATTGACGAGACAGAGCCGACGGGGCTACCATATCTTATGGCTATACTAAAATGCCCCGTCGGCCTTCGTGGGTTATTCTCCCTGAAGACATTGGTCTTCCTCCTGTCTTGTTTCGTCTGCGTCGAGTTCACCCTGCTATCGACGCAGATTTCTACGCCGAAAATACAAACCTCCAGTAAGGTCCTGCTTGCCGAAAAGCTCTCCCGGGTAAGCGTAACGGTCATTGCCGGAAACCACACAGGTACCGGAATCATTCTGACTCGCCATACCAAGGATGGTAAAAAGTTGCACTTGGTCCTGACGGCTGCCCACGTGGTCGAGGAATGTCGCATCACCGTCACCCGTGCGAAGATCCCCCAGATCGAGTTCAAGACCGCGATGGTGCGCGTGGAGGACCGATATGACGGTCGCGTAGTGCGGTGCGCCGATTATCCAGCTGAGATCATTCAGTACAGCAATGCTGAAACCGGTAGAGATCTAGCAGTTTTGAAGATTCTGGACCCGAACTTCCCGGACGCCAATACAGAGTTTTACGCAGACGGTATCCCTGCTCCCGGTACCGACATATATCACTACGGCAGCATGTTTGGCCTATCAGGGTCGTTCACGTCTGGTGTGGTGAGTCAAGTCGGCCGTAACCTGGAAGGGCAGCTGTTTGACCAGGTCAACATTGCGGCATATCCAGGATCCAGCGGTGGGGGTATTTTCGTCGAAGATGGCAGATGCGTTGGCCTCGTGCTCCTGCTAAGAGCTCCTGCTGTCGTATTTATCGTACCGGCCCGTGAAATAGAAATCTGGTCGCTTAAGGCTGGATGCCGATGGCTGACAAACCCGTCAGTCAAAGTTGATACTGACAAACTCTCCAAGTGGCCTGTCGAAAATGACTGATCTGCTTTGCAGCTTTAGGGCTGCAAGGAAAACGCAGAGACACCGTCGCATCCGCGCCTCTTCGCTGGGGCGCGGGTTTTGATTTTAGCACTTCCATCTTTTTATCTATCACATGGAAAAGGTCAATGTTTACAGACTTTCGTCCTGCCCGATGATCCACACACCCGGAATATTCAAGTACTGGATTAACGGTTATCGCACGACTCCCGAGTTTTCGTTCTGGCATGCAGCTATGGGCTTTCCCATGCTACCCGCCGCGCTGATTGCAGACGTACTGTCAGAACGCTGCCCGTACAAGGTCGAAGGTGACGTCGTAGTCATCGAATGGTCTAAGCCGATGGGCGAGTTCACAGAATATCACAAGCAGGAGGAGATGGTTGAAAGCGGTGATTAACGTCAACAGGCACGTGATTGCAAAGAACCGGATACTCGCCCAACGGGCAGAGGCCGGGGAGATTGGTCGCGAGCTTGCCGAGGCCGACATGGCCCCTACCCTGTCAGTCAAAACCTGCAAGTCCAACCGGTACACCAAGCACGTCCTGATCAAGGATCGCACCGGTCGTGTTATCGCCCAGGTGGTCTATCGTCCGTTCAAGCCGTTGTCCTGCGGGGCCACGGCATGGATCGAAGTGATGGATGCCAGCAACGTGGAGGTCATCAATGTCCGCAAAAGTAACCAATCTAAAAGCCCGCCGCCGAGCACTCGCCGAGGAACTCGCCGAGGAGCTCGACCTGCACGTGTCAGACGTCAAGTCTGCTCCCTATGACCAGGCACTACTGATTGTCCGGCCGCACAGCGCGCCCGAAAGGGAGTATCTGGTCTTGACCGAACCGGAGGCTCGTCGTCGCACGACTGAGTACATCAAAGAATCCCTGTGGGCATTCAGGGCTGAGTTTGTGATCAAGTACACCTGTCTGCCGGCAGACTCCGTTCCGATGGTGCGAGGCTGGCAGGAGACTCAGTGTGAAGGCGCCAACGAAACGCTCCTCAAGCTTGTTGGACGTAAACTGCACAAACTCATCGATGACGCGGTGGCGGCAGACGGTCGAGGATGTTTCCTTGCCGGCTACGATCACGAAGAGTTGCGCCGGGGTCCCTGGTACATCTATCGCACACACTGAGTTTATGGCCGGCATTGCAAGTCTGCCTACGTGGCCCGCAAGGCTGAGGAACTCAAATCAAAAAGCGCATAATCATGCCGATAATCAAAACCGATTCGTGCTACTACGACGGTCCGTTCAAGCGGACGGTGAGGTTCGCCAAGAAGGACGGCTTCACATGTGAACTTCCGCCCGCGGCCTGGGCGGTCGTCGGTACACAGAAAGCCGTCAGTAACACGCTCGACGGCTGTCTCAGGGAGTTTGAGCGCCTGGTCAAAGCCTGGCGGTCGGCATCCTCCACAACTCGCGAGGTCCTGGTGTACCAGGTTCATCGAAAGGCCCATATCTGCGAGTCGGGTAAGAACACGGACGATGCCTTGCGCAAGTACATCTTCCGGGCGGACGACCTGGGCTTTGAAGAAGGTATGGGGCTGACCGTCTGTGCCGGGGTGTTCGTGGAAACGAAGATCCAGCTAGGCGGTGACGTGCGTTACGAGTACAAGCTCATCAACGGTCGCCTACCTCTAAGCATTGAGCATGGGGCCGGCGGACATCACGGGCTGATCTCGGGGTGCGGGAAGTATCAGCAGGGAGCGATGCTAACAACCCCGGAGCTGGAGGCGTTCTTCACCGGTATCGCCCTCGGGCTGGAGAAGCTGATCCTGATGTTCGACCAACTCAGGGATGAGAAGAAGCTTCTGACGTTCGCGGCCGAAGGTCTCAAACTTTTGGCGCCACCGTCAGAACCCGTTATCGAGAAAACGCTCCCGGAAGGTTCATGATGAGATCAATCGCTGTGCCCTTGAGGGTCTGCTCAAGGCGCAGCCGAATAGAATCGTCAGCAATCAGCGGTTCACCAAGCAAGAGTCGACCCAACACGTAGGCATAATTTGCCGCCTGAATGGTGTCACTCGGCTTGGTGGCCGAGGGGAGGTAGCGCATGGTGGTAACGCCACCGGGAGATTCGCACGGAGCGCGGAACACGTTCAGGAAGTCCAACAGGAGTGGCTGGGCCTGATCCCACTTGTAACAGCGGATACGCTTACGCTTGATGGCATTGTACAAGTCTGTGATTGACTCCGTCTTGTTGAGCTGCCACTCGTTGATCGTGTGGGGACTGTCCGACTCGCCGAAGTACACGGCGGTCGGTCCCATGTACCGGATCATCAGGTGGCGCTCTGCGGGCAGGAGTTTGCGGATGGCCGAGTTGTAGGCCATGCCGACACCGACGTCAGTGGCGATGGCGAACCCGCCAAGCGCCAAGTGGTTCATGCAGATGTCGGCCGAGATCGAATCATAGTCCATACCGTCATAGCGACGCATGTGGATGATGTCAAACTCGTGTGTGCCGGCCCGAATACCCATTGCGACGTGGACCGTCGTGGAAATGCGTAACTTGTGCTCGATTGAAGGATCGGTACCGCCCCAGTCACAACCGCTGACCACATACTCATAGCCTCGGTCCCGGGCACGCTTCTGCAGCGCCTCTTGCTCGCCCAGTATACACATATCCTCCAGGTGCTTGCGCGTGATTTCTCTCGCGCCCTCATCGGTCGGAAGACCGAGCAGCTCTTGGTAGAACTTCCGGATGTTTTGCGTCGTTTTGAGCAGCCGGACGATGGATTCCCATCGAGCTTTGTTGTTCACGACGGCCGGAACGATGATCTGGGGGATGTGGAAGCCGATTTGCTTTTGCTCCAGAAGCTCGGGCTTGGCGTGGATGAACTGACCCGTGTAGACGTTGAGCAGCTTGCCGCACTTGTAGCATGACGGCCCCTGGGGCTTGATCATGTCGAGCACGTTGTACTCCGGCAACGGGATGTTCCACGTGCCGCAGCCGCAGCGGATCGACCAGTACCCCTGACTCGATTGAGCAAACTTATTCTCCAGCGCGGTCTCAGTCGTCAGGCTGGTGCCCGAGTATATCGTGACCGGGTTCTGCGAAGCCGATTGACACTGCTGAACTTCAGTCTCCAGGTCGATGTCGAAGTCCTGAAACTCGTCGTAGAGCAGCTCGTCGGTGGACTTGCCACGCGCCGGACCCGCCTCGGACAAGATGTGCAGGAGTTCGATCTGCGACCGGTTTGGGAATTCCTTGTACCGCAGGTTGAGGCGGAACCTGTGGTCGGGACGATACAGCGTGCAGGCCCGTTCGGTCTCGCGCAGCTTGTTAGCGTACGTGGCGAGCTGCTGTCCGCGCGGCGTAATGTAGAGACTCTTGAGCCCCGGTATGAAGTGGGCGTTAAGAACCTGCCGCACTGATATTGCGGTAGAGTTGTGGGCTACTACACCGTTCAGCACATAGTTGTGATGCTGCTCGATCTCGATGTCCCACGTATCTTCTTCCCCTAATGGCTCAATGTGTTTAATGCTGGCCCACGTGACGTCTGCGACGTTTAACCAGTGATGAAGATCGGCAACGGCTGGACAATCGGGGACATACTTCCGGCCGTGCTCCAGATACCGTTCCAGCTTTTCACGATTCGGACAATAGTTACGTTGCAGTGTAAGTCCGTTAGGTTTGAACGCGCCCCCCTTGATCTTCTGACACGCGCTGCGCAGTTGATTTAGAACTCTAAAGATGCCGCTAGGTAGTACATCGTCATTATTGTTTGACGTGGTGTCGGCAATCCTAAGCGAGCCGGTTGGTTTACCGGGGATGTCGTTGAAAAGCGCGATGAACTTGCCCCATGCCGGGCGGCCTTTGATCCTTACGCGGTAGTACTTGCGGCATTTAACACGACGTCCGTCTTTCTTACGGTACCCCCCAACGCCGACCGTAATCGTGGCTTCTATGCCAAACTTCAGCAAGAGAGCGTTTATTCCATCGGCCAGTTTACGTGATGTCGTCGAGTAGGAAATATCAAAATGACCCCCATGTTGCTTTACCGTTCCGTCCGTAGCCCACAGGCGAGAAAGGAACAATCGCGCGGATTCCGCTGGAAGTTCGAAAACCCAGGAGGGAATAAACTTTTCCCAAGCACGATGCTTCCAGAGTGCATCAGCCTTTAGCCAGTTCACCATCTCGTTACGTCTACTGAAATTGACGTCTATCGCGATGCTCTTCGGACAGTCAGATAATCTAATAGGTGTAGTCTTAAGGCACTGCAGCAACCCTGCGAACTCCGCAATGGCTTGAGGATCTGCCGACGTAAAAGAGTTGTTACCTGAACAGCCGCAGCAACCGTCACCTAGCATGTAGGCGGTAAGTATGATACGGGCCTCTTGCTCGGCTCGATCGCCAAAATTCCCGCCCCGTCGCAGCACCGCCACCCGGTCGCCTTTTTTAAGGGATTGCGCTTGCACCCAGCCGTCGAATCCCCTGAGTGGATGTTCGGAACCGAGCAAGAGACTAAGTCCTGATCGCAAGGTAATTCGATAGACCTGCTTGCGGCCCGTGCGATACTTACCTATGACTTTTGCCGAGGCAGTTCGGCACTGTTCATCCACGCACAGAACCTCTGTTCCAACTTTAATGTCTTTTGGATACAAGGGTTGACCGTTTTTGGCGTATATCGGATTCAGATCATTTACACTTACGCATTTCGCGATCTGACGTGACCCGCGCAATACCGTGAACCCGCCGATTTGAAAGTTCAGCATCGACCACACGAACGGGTAGTCGAGGAAGCTTAACTGCTTGCCTTGTGGAAACTTGGGGAAGTAGTGACCAACCATGAAGAATAGGTTGTGACCACAGTGCTTCCAAATCTCGAAAAGAAGCTGGTTGGCCTCCTCTTTGGATTTAGAGCTGGTACTCGACTTAGACTGCGCTGCTGAGAATGCATTGACAAGCGTTTCCAAGCGGGACTTGAATTCACCATCGGTGCGTGCTCTAGTGTATAGGTCGAAGTACATTGCTTCGTTGAAAACAATACCGTAAACTGGGATATGGTCAACAAGTCTCCAAAAAATGTCCTAAAGGGAAAGCCTGCAACGGCTTTCCCGAAGGCCCGCGCCAGCGCCGTCAAAATGGTGCCCGTAAAGAAGTCTGTGACGACCAATGGAACCAAACCCGAATAAAATCGAAGATGCCCTGGAGGCGACACAGCCTGAGCAGTTTGAGACTCAGCACCCTGAACGCGAAGACGGCTCTCCAGACGTCAATAAGGTTGACTACAATCAGTCTCAGACTTGGGTCCGCGTACCGGGTCCCAAGCATGTTACTGATCTTCCCAAGCCTGGCGACATCCGCATCGAATGGAACGTGATGATAACCAGCAGTGAAGGCGTAATCCACGTCTCGGAGGACGCGGTCAACAAGCGTGCTATCGACGGACCCAATCACGCCAAGACCGTCGCCCTATCGATCCAGAAGGTCCTGGAAGGAAGCTTCTACGAACCCATGCTGGCCGACGTACAGGCTTACGGTGCTCGCCGGCTGGACGCCATCGCCACACGGACCCAAACGCTTCGTGAGGCGGCTCCCGTTGCCCAATTGCCTGATTTCGGACCTGCGTCGTATGAGCAGCCGCTTATGCCCGCTCCGCCGAACCCTTCGGCTAAAATTTAACTAACAGCCTAAATGCCAAATCGTAAAGGCCCGCTTACCGGCCATATCTACCGCTTTGTCTTCGGTTCCGAATCATCCGCAGTCAATGTCATGTGTGAAGTCCACGTTCCCGGACCTATCGACATGCAAAAGGCTGTTGTTGTCGCCAAAAAGACTTTGAAAGCTAACATCGGAAAGAATGGTATCGACTTTGATTGCCTGAACCGCGTACACGCCGGTACGGGTCTGACTATCGTGGGCAGTGGACGCATTTACGCCTATGAATGGCTGGTTGACATAGACGACATCGTCGAAGTGCGTCCCGCCAAAGTCACATAATGGTCGAAATTACGCTTCTCGATGACCGAATTTACTCTCTTCACTGATGGCTCCGCAGAACCCCTCGGCCAAGCTCTAATCATTCCCCATGCCAAAACGTAAAAGCCAGACCGCTGGCTATAGCTACCGCTTTGACTTCGGTTCCGTAACGTCTGCAGTTGACGTCATGTGCAGTGTCACCGTTCCCGGGCCTGTCAACAAGGCCAAGGCGGTTGACAAGGCCAGGAAGGTTCTGAAAGAAAAGCTCGGCGAAGACGGTTGCGACTTTGATCGCCTCGAAGAAGGTCGCGTCTACATCCACCCGACACGGGTTACTGAAGACAACATCGTCGACGTGTACCCCGCCTACTGACCGAAATTCCACCACTCGATGACCGAATTTACTCTCTTCACTGATGGCTCCGGCTATCAGGACGGGTACGGCGGTTACTGCGCGATATTCATTTCCAACATCAAGGGTCACACTCACAAAGGACAAGTAATCGGAGCCATGACAGGTTCCACCGTTGATCGCGCCGAGATGACCGCCTTGCTGGAAGGTCTGGAGGCAATCCGGGCCTTCTTGGAGACCGTGCCCAAGTTCCGCATTCCAGGATCTAGGCCGTCCATCGCCTGGTATACTGACCGTGAGGCCCTGGCCAAGTCGGTTAAGGGCGAGTACGGACGTGGTAGCAGTCCCGATCTTTGGGCCAGGCTGGCCGTGTACGAAAAACAATTCAACATCTTCCCCACCTGGGTTTCTCGCGAGACCGAGACGGATGATTTTAAGGTGTGTGACCTGCAAGCATCAACGATGAGGGTCATAATCAAAAACTATTCTGAGACCGTATGAGCGACATATCCCAAGAACACTATCTCCTCTGCGACGAGCTGACCGCCGCCGAGCGGGCCTATTACGCAGGCTGGCCAGTCATGGAAGACCCGGCCTACGACGACCTCCTCCGCAAACTAATCGAACTAGAGCGGCAGCACCCCGATCTCGTTACCCCGGCGAGTCCCACACAGCGTGTCGGCGCCGGACGTCTGGGTGGCTTCAAGACGGTTGCACATGTCGAGCGTATGTTGAGTCTCGACAACTGCTACACGCCAGATGACTTATGCGCGTTCATCGCCAAGATCCGCACGGCCCTCAACGATAAAGTCCTGAGCGACTGGGTCTGGTGCGTCGAGCCCAAAATCGACGGGCTGGCCCTGGAGATCGTCTATGAAAATGGCGTCTTGGTCCGAGCAGTGACTCGCGGCGACGGGGAGCAGGGCGAGGACGTTACCGTTAACGTTAGAACAATTCGCTCAGTTCCTTTGCAGATACGTGGCCATGTCCCCGGTACCTTTACGGTCCGTGGTGAGGTTTATTTGCCCATCAGCGAGTTTGATCGACAGAATGAAGTCCTGAAAGCGAACGGAGGGGAGCCTTACGCGAATCCGCGCAATGCAGCCGTCGGCGCCTTGAAGCTTCGCGACCCAAAGGAGGTCAATCAGCGCCGATTGGCGTTCCTGGCCTATGGGGTCACCTACGCTGGACAGCCCCTTCGGGCGCAGGACGAAAGTCTGCGGTATCTCAGCACCCTCGGGTTCAGCTGCCCGATCTTCTTCACTTGCATATCCACTAACGTCTGTGCTGTGGTTCAGGAGATGGACAATCGTCGCCCCTCGCTTGATTATTTGACCGATGGAACAGTCGTAAAACTCAACCCGATTGAATTTCGTGCTCAGTTTGGCGAGACCAGCAAGTTCCCCCGCTGGGCTGTGGCGTGTAAATTTGGGTCCAAGACGATGACCACCGTGCTGAACAGCGTCACGGTGCAGGTCGGCAAGACCGGGACCCTGGCGCCCGTGGCTGAGCTGGAAGGCGTCCTCCTGAACGGTACGACCATCCGGCGTGCCAGCCTGCACAACTTCGACGAGATCGATCGCCTGGGCCTGAAGAATGGCGACCTGGTTGAAATCGCTAAGGCCGGCGAAATCATCCCACACCTAATTAGGGTTGCGGAACATCGCTCGGGCACTAGCATCTGGAAACCCAAGAAGTGTCCGTCCTGCGGCACGCCCGTCGTACAAGACCGAAGCACCCTGCTGTGTCCCAACGTGACCGGCTGCTCGCCCCAGGTGGAGGGACGCCTCGAACATTGGTGTAGCAAGGGTGCGATGGACATCGATGGCGGCGGCGAAGTCATGGTCAAGAACCTGGTAGCAAACGGTATAGCGTCACACCCGGGAGAGCTTTATGGCATCGAGCTGTCCGACCTGACGGATGCCAGTATCGGTATCAAGACCGCGTCGAAGTTCCTCGAAGGTATCGCTAAGAGTAAGACTCAAGGGCTGGAGCGCGTCCTTTACGGACTCTCGATCCCGTTCGTGGGTGAGGGTACGGCCAAGCGCCTGGCTGCCCGCTTCGGCGACATGGCTCGGATTCAGTCCGCATCGGTCGAGGAGCTGTCGCGCGTGGAAGACATTGGCGAGACGACCGCGTCTGCCATCGTCAGCTGGTTCAGCCAGGCGGTCAACCAGAACCTCGTCGAATCCCTCAAGGGGGCCGGCGTGGTCATGATCGCCCATAAGGCTCCGGTGAAGACCGGCAAGCTCTCCGGGCATGTCGTGGTCGTCACTGGTACTCTGGAGCTGGGACCGCGCGAGGCGGCCTGGAGGCTGATCGAGGACGCTGGCGGTGTCGTCGGCAAGGACGTCAACAAGAAGACTACGCTCCTGCTGGTTGGCGAGGACCCAGGCTCCAAGGTTGACAAGGCCAAGAAGGCAGGCGCCAAGATCGTCTACGAGCAGGACTTCCTAAACATGATCAAATAATGGATGCTAGAAAGAAAGCCATCCTGGCGGAAAAGTTCATTGCGTACGCACCTGTGTGCCCTGTGGTATGTGGGTACGTACAATTCTCCAAACTGCGGAAGGGATTTGCTCCGGGCACCCTGAAGGAGATCTTCAGATGTGCCCAGTCGGCATCGTATCTATCCACCATCACGGAAGCCTACTGCACACTTGAGGACTTCATTGAGGAGGTCGCCAGGTGGAAGGATGTTACGATGTTCGGTGAGACCGCAACGGTCTTGGTGGAAACCCTGATCGAACTGCTCAAGAAATGTAAATATGAGGTCATCATCTTCGACGACTCAACGAAAACCTCGTAATCGAAGGGCGCTTAAACACGTAGTGCTGTCGGGCGAATGCGTTATCACCCAAAGCTCTAATGACGTTGTCTGTATTAGGCTTCGCGACAACAGATCTCGCTGCCAGGCCGTGGAGGTACGCTTATCGTATTCTAACTTTGCCAGTGCGCTTATGCGCATACCGGCACCGTGTAGGTTTGAGTGGCACCCCGAGAACATAGGCAAGAAGCGTGAAATCAAAACCGAAATTGTCCCGTTCACCCTAACTTACGATTCGGAAAATCAAAACCGAGAGAGGGCCAAGGCCGCCCTAAAACCTTTCGAGAAGGACTGGTGGGTGGGACACCCTGAAGATCTCTTAAGTCATCGCAATCGCGTAAAGGGTGAAGTGGAAGCCTATCAGGTCAGCTTCATCCGCTACGTTTAACACTCAGTACCAAAATGAAACAGTATATCAAACTGTTGGGAGATGTCATGACCAAGGGTTATGACGATGTTCTCACCAATCCACTCATCGGAGAAGTTCGCCAGGTTATTGCGCCGCAGCTAAGGTTTGATCTGGCCAAAGGCTTCCCGCTGCTAACCACGCGCCCCCAGGACTTTGAGAAGCTCCGGGACGAGGCGCTCAACATTATGCATGCGTCAAATGCCCAGGACGTCGTCCGCGGCATTACGACAACCCAGGAAGACCGGACGTTCAACGTGCCGGTCACGGACGGAATGCCCGTCCGATGCGAAATCATCAACGAGGGACACGAAATACACTGCATCTTGTCTTTAGACTCTGTCGATGTTGTGTCCGGATTGCCTCGCGTCATCGCCCTTTATGCCATCGTGGTTCGTCTGCTCAGTCGCGAATCTGTGGGACGCTATGACGGCACATTGGTACTGAATATCGGCCGCGCGTTCGTGCGCCACAAGGACTTCAAGCTGGTAAACACGCAGATAAACCGCAAGCCCCTGAAAATGTGCAAGCTGCAGTTCAATCCGGAGCGCTCTAGCTACAAGGACTCAGTGCCGGACGACCTTACGATTGTCGATTACATCTATCACGACGAAATCGATGAATTGACGGGTCTAGCGCTAAACAAAACAGATGGAGTTAAATCCTGACGTGGTGCCCGCAACGGTAGAGGAGGCGATCACTATGCTGACCGCCGCCTTATCGCCCGAGGAGTGGGCTACATTGCGACAATCATCACCCGCTGAGTTCCACTTCTCCGCTGGAACACAACTGCGCGACTTCTGGAGTTTCTGGGAGGAAATGACTCCACTCAGAAACTCCTTCAGGAAGCTGGGACTGTCCCATCCGGACGATCTTAGCGGCTACCTGTTGGAGTACCTTTGCAAAACTGCAAGGGATGAACCGTTCGATTCGGATGCCTACATCAAGAAGGTACAAAATCACTGGATCAACACGATCGGAAGAGCAATACCATGAGTCAGTTCAAATTTGCATGGATGAGTGACACACATGTCGGTTATCGTCAGTACGGCTTGGAGCGGCGCGAGTGTGACTTCCGGCTATCCTTCATCGCTGCCGTGCAGACGGCCATTAACGTGGGCTGCAAATTCGTCATTCATTCTGGTGACATCATCCACAACAACCGGCCGACTGCCCAGACGATACTGTGCCTAAAGGAAGCACACGACCGGCTAAGGCAGGCCAAAATTCCGCTGTGGGTCGTCAGCGGCAACCATGACTTCAGCGAGCCTCACTGGATCCAGACCATCAACCCGGACAACGACAAGGACGGGATCTTCCTAATCGATGGTAAGATCGTGAAATATGGCGGATTCACCGTCTACGGCTGTCCCTGGCTGCCACGCGAAGGCTTCCTTGCCTCGATACCTCAGATCCCCGACGCCGACGTAATCGTGTGGCACGGGGCGATCTCGGAGTTCGTCGGGTTCCCTAGAGCGTCCGCATTAAGGCTGGAAGAGCTTCCGCTAAGCAAGTGTCAGTTATGGGCGGCCGGCGACATCCACGTCAACCGAATGCTTACCGTCGAAAACAAGGTCCGCGGCGGGGTGACCCATGTCGGCTATCCCGGATCGACCGAGATGAACTCTTCTTCTGAGCCGGACGAGAAGGTCGTAAAGATTGTTTCGGTCGAGGACAACAAGATTCTTAGGCTGGATGACCTGCCGGTGACCACCCGAAGGGTAGTGCGTTTCACGATTAGCTGCGAGGATGATGTCTCGCATCGAATCGATGAGTTGAAGGCTATGGCTAACGGTGATCGGTTCTCGCCGTTAGTCTATATCAAGTTCCCTAGCAATCTGGGATTCGACCTGCCGGGGCGATTCAATACCGCCCTCAACCCAAACGAATTCGTATTGCGCTTCGAGCAGGACACGGTGGCCCGCGAGGAGTCCGGAGATTACGTTCCGATCGTCAACATGACATCATCCCCCGAGGACATCCTGCACACAATGCTGCCGCCCAATAGTGACATCCTGCCAGTCGCCCGCAAGCTAATCGACCCGGCCCAGGACGCCAGCCGCATTTTGGACGAGTACATCGACGCTGTCTGCCAATGAGACAGTTTATCTACGAACACGCATTAACTCCAGGCGGGCTCGTAGAAGACCCTGTTTGGATAATGACTATCTTCTGCGAAGGTCAGTTCCTTGGACGCTACGGCTACTGGGAGCTGACCGACGCGGAGATCGAGGACGCCGCAACGTTTCGGGCGTCTGCACTGTTGGGGGTATCCTTTCTGGACCTCAAGCTGCACAACTGTGTGATCGCGTTGACCAAGTGCAATGACATGATCACGATGCGGTATAGTGACACTACCATGTGTTTCCATAAAATATGATCATCACACGGCTCATACTAAAAAATTTCGGTCGTCACCGTAACCTAGACATCCGCCCACACGCCCACGTGGTAGGCATGCTCGGTGAAAACGACGCCGGTAAATCCACCGTCTTGGAGGCTGTGCAGTTTGCAATAACTGGAGAAACACCGTACGATCAGGATTCCTACGTCACGTACGGCGAGGACAATGGATCCGTCGAACTCACCTTCATACGCCACGGCCAAACCGGTACCATCTTCCGTCAGGTAGGCAAGACACCAAAGCGCACGCTGGTGTGGGAGGATAAGACCATCAAGGCAGCCAAGGAAGTTGACGAGATCATGGCCTCGATTCTTGGCGCCGACAAGAAGGCTGTGAGCGCCGCAGTGTTTATTCCACAAGGCGACCTGCAGAACCTCCTGTTTGGAAAGCAGTCTGACCGCGAGGTCTTGTTCATCCGGTTGGTCAACCTTGCGTTTTGCGAACAGACCGCCAAGATACTTGACGGTAAGATCAAGAAGGTTTCCAGCACGGTGCTGGATCTGACGACCGTCATCGACGAAGCCCGTGTGGTCCTACAGCAGACAGACTCCGCACTCGCCGCGGCCCGCACTGGACTGGCTGATCTGCACGACCTGCAGAACGTCCTCAACAGGGGCCAGCAGCGTGCCAACGTGAAAGCCCAGAAGGAAACGGCCCAGCACCAACACCGAGACGCCTGCCAACGCAAGAACGAGAAAGCTTCGGCACTGACAGCCTTGTTGACTACCCGGGGCTTCGTCGAACCCGGAGCGGTGCGGGCGCAGATTGGTATACTGAACAACCTTCGGTTGCCTATCGTCAAGGACATTGACCGGATCACTAACGACATTGCCAAGCTGGAAAGACTGAACACGCTGGCCCAGCAGTTCAATGAGGCGTCCGAAGCAGTTTCCCAACTTACGGCCAAACATGGCGCCGCCGTGACCCTCCTACCGCCGGACCCCAACTCGGCCGTTGCTGAGCTGCAAAAGCTTAGTCGCGAAGGTGCGGAGTATCAGCAATTCGCCAACAGTGTCGATTCGTTCGTTCAAGAAATCGCCCGACAGACACACGAACTATCGCTGGTGGTTGTGCCTGATCACTCTGCAAGGCTGGAAGTGCTTGGACGTGAAGTGATGACGCAGCGGACGCTGCTCGATCAGAATCGTCGATGGCTTGCCAGTCAGGAGCAGATCCAGAAGTGCAGCAGCAAGGCTGACGCTGAAGGTAAATGCAAGGACTGCGGCCTGCGGCTGGCCCCCCAGCAAGACTTTGATCCCGCTCTGATGGATACGTTGCGTGCCGGCATCAAGACCACCGAGGCTGACATCTCGGCTAAAGCGCTGGAGAGTAGCCGACTACTGGGCGAGCAAAATGGTGCCCTGACCCGGCAGACCGATCTGAAGCGGAGCGTAGAATTCTTGAGCCAACAGCTCGCTCAACAGCGTGAAAACCTGAACAAAGTACCGCACGCCAAATATGTCGATGTGGAATCGGTGAACCGGCAGATCCGGGAACTCACCGACCGCATACGAGATCTGGCCAACATGGCGGACGAGCTGGAGAAAGGTAAGCAGAGACGGGACAAGATCGGCAAGGACATAGCTGACGTCGGCATGGTCGATAGCTCCCAGGTCAGCCAAGAGTTGCTGACCCGGGCGAGATCACAGCGCGACACGATTGACGCCCAGATCCGAGACCTGACCGCATTCGACCAGGACGTTACCAAGCTGGCTACCGACCTACGGATCGTCGAGACACAACTGCAGACAATCGACGAACAAATCGAGACCTGTGACAACACGCTGGCGGGCCTCCCGTTGGACGTTGAAGAGGCCAACTTGCTAACGCGGTTCGACGGTAAGCTGGATCTCGTACAGGCCGAACTGCAGGCCCGGCACGACCGATGGTTGCAGCAGAACGGCATGGTGATCGAAGCTCAACGTGCGAACATGGCTGCCCAAGTTAGAATCAAGGAACTGGAGGAACGTGCCAATCAGGACTCTAAGCGGCGGTCGTGCCTGAACCGACTGCAGGAACTCAAGGCCCTCATGTCCAGGCAAGGATTGCCGGGCAAGTACGTCGCGCACAGGTTCACCCAGCTGGCCATGCTGACCCAGGCCCATCTGACCAAGATGGTGTCCCGGTTCGATGTCTACATTGACCCAGAGATCCCGCTGTCCTTCCGCTTCAAGCGTCGAGATGATGGAGCTGACCTGCCAATGACCAAGCTGTCTGGCGGGCAGCGGGTGCGCTTATCGCTGGCGTTCCTGATGGCTGTCCAGGAAGCTTTGGTGCCCGACGTAGGGCTCTTGGTGCTGGACGAGCCCTCGATGCACCTGGACCTCGCCGGCAAGGCCAGCTTGGCCGAGCTGTTGACGGAAGCCGGGCAACGACTCAGTGTCGGCGAGTCCCAGATTTGGGTCTCCGATCACGCAATCGAACTGGAGCCCTCCTTTGGGGTCACGGTTCGTCTTTAACGATAACGTAAACCGGCGGTCGAGATACCCACGCTCGACCGCCGGTCATTCTTTAACGATAACGATATGAAGATTCCACCCATCGAGGTAGTGAAGAAACTCACAGAATTGTACGAAGAGATCGACGCACTGCGCAAACAACACGGCATCTCGAACCGCGGAGATGTTATCTGGAAAGCTGACTTAAACAGTGTCGACGATCGATACATCATTGTCGTTGCCGAAGGTGACGGTAGTGCTACTTGCTCGCAGGTCAGCGGCAACTTTCCCGTGGACTACATGACAGAAAGCAGCAAAGACTTCAGCTTGGAAAGCGATGCCCGTAAGTTCGCGAAATCCGTAATCGAGTCCGAATTCGGCGACGGTGACTTTGATCTCGCCTGCGAGCTGTGGGACCAAGAACCCTCTCAAGGGAATTGACATAGTGCTGGGTCGACCACATATTGAAACTCGATGATCATCCTCATCAAGATCCGACTGACCTCCCCCATACTAGGCGAGAATCGTCTGGACAGCCGTGGTGTGCGCAAATTCAAGAAGCGTTCGGGTGGAGATATATTGATCGACAAACGTCACTGGAATGAGCAGTTGGACACGGCCAAAGGAATCCTGAAGCTGCCCGTCAACAACAGCTGCGTTATCATCCCGGACAAGTATGTCTCGCCCACGCTTCATCTTTACAGACGGCGCTTCAGCGGCACAAAGATTGAATTGTTTGAGTCTATCAGGACCGGGACTGTCCTTACCTTTGAGCTGGCCACGCGCGAGGATCAGCCGAACTGCCCGACGCTCGATCAGATCGAAAAGATGCTTGTCGTGATCGGTGAGCATCTGGGTCTAAGTCAATGGGGTTCCAAGTTCGGTTTCGGCCGCTTCAAAGTGCAAACCTGCCTACAAAAGAATGTCAACCTCCCTAGTGAGTCAACAGATAGTATGGTCGTCGAACAATATGACGATCATCAACCCGCACCCGGCGCAAGAGAAGTATCTGCACTACCAACACAAGAGTCTGGAGCTAGTGGGGTGGAAACGGGAAAGTCGAACTGAGACCGTACGGCTCTTCCAGGTCATTCACGCCGAGAATCCTCGGATCATACAAACCTTTCAAGGGTTTGTAGATGAGATAGTCAACCTAGCAGTACGCAACAAAGTTACGTATGAGCTGTTGGACCGTCGTACATGGTTACCGCAGCCCGACTTGACCAAGGCCGGAGGCTTCCGTTTCAATCAGGCGCAGCTGTTTGAAGAGTTCATAACCAAGCAACGTTCCGGTCTCCTGCAGGCTTGCACCAGATATGGCAAAAGTTCCTTAATTGCAAACACGATGCGCGTCTACCCGGGCGTCAAGACCGTACTGGCCGCCCCTGGCGTTGACTTGCTGGGGCAGCTCGTGGACGACATGCGCAAGAAGCTTCCGGGTCGTGAGGTCTTGGGTATCTTTACTGGCTCACGTAACAAGAAGCAGTCTGACGACATTACCGTCACCAGCCTGGACTCCTTGGAGAAGGTGGACTTTGAGGGCACCAAGCTTTTGCTGATCGACGAACCCCACGCTGCAGTCAGCGAATCCCGGGCGCCCCTGCTGGCCAAGTTCACGAACGCGCGTGTGCTCGGTTATGGTGCGACCTTGTCCGGCCGTTTCGACGGCGCAGACAAGCTCATCAGAGGGCTGATGGGGCCGGTACTGGCGCGACGTACCTATGCGGAAGCGGTGGCCGAAGGTGCCATCTGCCCCATCCATGTCTGGATGGTCAAACTGTCGTTTCCGAAGTTCAGCGCCTACAATCGAGACCGCGCCTATCGCGACCTCTTGTACGCCAACAAGGACTTCAACCATCTGGTCAAGGCGCTGTCCGACACCATCATCCCCAGGGAGTTCCAAACCATCATCTTTGCCGACGAGAAGAAACAGATCGAGCTGATGGCTGAATTCGTCCCTTCCAGCGAGCAGGCGATCGCCTGCAAGATGAAGCCGGCCGAACGCAAAGAACTGTTTGGGCGCATGGTACGTGGGGAAATCAAGCGGTGCATAGCCACCGACATATTCTCGACCGGTGTTACGTTCCCGGACGTGAGGGTTGTCATAAACGCTTGCGGAGGAGGAGGGGGCATTACCTCCACTCAGAAGCCTGGTCGTCTGGCCGAGATCCGTCCCGGAAAGTCCAGGGGGCATGTGATCGATTTCTTGTTTACCTGCCAGGATTTCCCTGATGAGGCAATCAGGGAAGTCGACATCAGACAGAATCCCTGGAAGTATGTTGTCCTTGACAGCGCCGCTCGCCTCAAGGTCTATCAAGAGAACGGATATGATGTTCGGATCGTGGACTCCATTGACGAGATCAAAATTGAATGAACAAGAAAACGCCGACTGCCGATATGGTCGGTAAGACATCCAGAAGGATGCAGGTGGTAGAAAAGCTGACCGAGGTTCGACTCGACAGGACCTTTGTGTTAATCTGTGGCCCGCTCGACGGCCATATATGAAAACTTCGTGCGTCGCTGCGGAAGGTACGCAGAGCCAGACAATGGAACGTCCGTAATATCCAATAGGGACAGACCCGGTTTCGAGTCCGGGACGCACGTCATACTATGAAGTTGACTGACAAGCAGATAAACTGGCTGATCAAGCAGACGGATGTAATTGAGATAAATGGCTCAGACTACGACGAACTGCACACGCTAGGACATGACGTGACCGGCAAACCGGACAACACGGTGGTCTGGGAAGCCTCATTCGAGGACGAAGATCTAATATACGAAGAAACCATCACGCTTGGAGATCTACGCCACGGTGAAGTATGCGATGATGACGACCTAATCACTGCAGACGGCAGGGTCTTGGTCTTCAAGTGCGGACAAGTTATCGAATTGAAAGAACTTAACAATGAAGATCCAAATTGACAGAACCCTCTATTTCGAGATCGTCGGTCGACCCGGCAAGCCCTCGACGATCTCATCCAATCTGAAGTTGGAAGACGTAGACGATCAAGAAGATCAGGCATGGAACAACCACATAGACATGCTAGAAAGTATGATCCTTGCTCATCACGTAGCCGGGATAGATGTCACGTCTGAAGCCTATCTGGCCGGCATACGCACTGCGGTGGAAGTCGCGAGTAACGTCATATCGGAGATGGTGTAGGTCACTGCCCGATCCTGGGTGAACCTCTGAATCTATGGCATTACTGACCGAAGATGTCGTCCTCGATACGATTGCTGCGTACTCGGAGAAACACCCGATGACACGCCAGCAGGTTGAAGACCTGGTGGAGCTGCTTGCAATTGAAATGTCGCCAACCGGATGGAAGGGGCTGAAGGCTTCAATCCTGACCCGCTTGACCGTGCCCGCATAGGGCTGACCCTCGTAGAATCACAATATGAACTTGATGACCGCAAATCAACAGTGGATGAGCCGCCCAGCCGACCAGCGTTTTGAAACGCTCGAAGCCTTGGCCGCCTCTGTCAATGCCCGTCGCAAACTGTCCACGGCCGTTGACATCGACTTCCGCAAACTTCATGTCGAGTCTCAAACGATCGACATCTCGCAGGTCGATGCGCCGCCCATCCAGGGCAGCCGTCTCGTCTTCAACAGCGAGATCCAGCCGGCCATACCGACACACTGGTCATTCGGCCAGATATGCCGGGAAACCAGGATGTCATCTGACACCATGCGCCGTCTCCCGACCAACATCGTGGCCGACGCACTTAACTACCGCCTGCAGAGGGTCGAGAAGCCCGATCTGAAGCTCATGGCCATTCAAGACCCGGAAGGTGAAGTCAACACCCTGCAGGCCGTCACGAGCCGCACGTACGGTCGTATCTGGGATGCCGACGTCGTACAGGCCACCCAGAACCTCGTCGCGACTGCCGAGGAGAAGCACGGCAAGAAGTTCTTCAACCCCAAGGACTGGTCTGGCAAGCCGTCCGGCCTGTATGCGTCTGACCACGACGTCTTCCTGTTCATGATCGACGGCGGTTCCGTCGTCGACGTGGGCTGGGACCAGAAGGGTCAGCGAGACCTCATGCACCGAGGATTTATCATTCGAAACTCCGAAGTCGGTGCCGCAAGCTTTGGGATCATGATGTTCATGTTCCGGGTCGTATGCGGGAACCATTGTATATGGGACACATCTGACCTACGGGAGCTTATGATACGACACACCGCCAACGGTCCGACGCGCTTCGTCGCCGAGGCTATGCCGCACCTGGAAGCATATTGCAACCAGGCCGCCAAGCCACAGGAGGACGCGATCAAAAAGGTGCGCGGGTTCCTGCTGCCGCAGAAGGACGACGATATTATTGTCCTCGGCAAGAAGTATGGCTTCACTCGCGGAGAAACCGTGGCTGCTATCGCGTCAGCCAAACGAGAAGAAGGTCAGTGCGCCACCGGATGGGACTTAATAAACGGGTACACTGCTCATGCCCGTACGTTTGAGCATATCGACACTCGCCTTGATCTCGAAAGTCGGGCCGGTAAGCTGATCAACGTGTTCAGTGCCACGGCCGTTACGGCCTAAACACTAGCAAAGGCGACTCACCGTGTACTTCTTTTGTTTCGGGTGCCGATGATGAAAGTCAAGTGCGGCTGCGCTAACTGCGTAGCCGCACTTCTTACACGAACCACCACCAATTAGGTAAAATTTCAAAGTAAATGAGTGAAAGATATGATGTGCGCATTCGCTTCGGCGGACGACTTAAGAAAATATGTATTGGTCCCCTGCTGGAGGAGATCGCTAACGAAGGGCTTGATACTGAGTGGGGCATAATCAACGATTTGTCGGGTCTTCGGAAACATTTGTTGGCGGCAGCCGAAGAAAATCGTCCAGTCGAATACATGACCCATGAGTCAAACGGTATGCTTGATAAGATGAAGGATCTCCTGCAGAACATCGGGTTATCATACCAAGTGGAGCTTAGCGGTAATGATCAATATGCGCCGACCACAACTGTCTGGCGCCCCGGAACCATTGAGGGTTACTTCTTGACCAGCGACAACAAGCCCGTAATCCTACTGGAGCTCATCCAGGCGGCCAACACAGAGGCCGAACTGAAAAAGCTGATCGGTGAAATCACGGAATTGGCCGAACCGCTTCCCAGCTTACAGTTGGTCGACTGACAGGTAAATTGAAACATGAGCGATATATCCCCCGAGACTGAAAACGTTGCGATCGAGATCCGCAAGCAGTTCCGCGCAGCCAAGGCACAACAGGCAGGTCGACCCTACCGTCCTGGCGCTCGGTGGGACACGGAGGAGTTATGGCATCGCGCCGCGGAAGCCTGTATCGCCGCCAAAGCAGACCCGGCATCCTGGGTGCAATCAGCCTTCCTTTACAACAAAGTTCCGGGAGGTCCGTTTCCGAACCAGCTGTCCGGCAGGGCAGCCGCTAATTGGTATCAACAGGCCAAAACGGTCATATTGGGTGACGGTATGTCCGATCAAGTCGATCTGATGGAGGGGGCCGTAACTGATGCCATCAATGGGGCAATCATGCGCCACATAGCCGTCGGAGATCCACTCAAGCGAGTCCTGATGGCGAACTACTACCACGAGATAGAAGCCTGGACCCGCGTGGTCCTGGCGCCGGGGGACGAGGATATTCTTCGTGCATGGGGTCGTGCGGCCTATGCCGAGATCTCCAGGAACCCTCGACTCTGCGAGTGCCTGCGGCGACGAGGGTACGATTTAACCTGGGTAAAGAGGTACCAATAAGATGGATGCAGCACTCAAAACGCTGATTGACTCCAATCCCGGTTTCTTTGAGCGGCAGCTCATTGTCGGGATGGTTCAGAACCAGGGGTTCTTCCGCAAGACAAGTCCGTCCGTCTGCCCACTTGATCCGAAAACGCTGACCACTCGCCATGACTTCATAACGCGACGCTACAACTTCCTCATGCCGGTCTTGCACCTGGCTTGGGGCATGTTTGGAAGTGCCAGTGTGGCATTTGCACTTCCAAAAGAGCTTCTCTCGCAGTACATTATAGCTTCCGCAGAACGCGGTGTGCTTGCATCACAGCATGACGTTGCCCGCGAGCTGCTTGCCGACCTGGATTCTCTCTACCCGGCAGAGCCGCCCTTGCAGGCGTATCTCGATGGACTCGTAGGCGAGCCATTCGGGTACTGGCTCGACTGCCGGCTGGCCCGCACCACTACGGACCTGCTATTCAACCAGAGTCGCGCGCAGGTCGTCACGATGGCGGACCTACAGAAGGTGTTTGATACCGCGAGACGTAACCTGCCAGCCTCGAAAGATCGATGCATCTCTGCGGCTGATCTAATGCGCTCAACGATCAAGATGCGGCCTTGTGTGGCCGCGCATTCGCTGCCGATGCTCATGAAGGCCATTGGCGGGGGTTTCCGCGTCACTGAGACCACGATGGTCGCGGGGACGAACGGCGGCGGCAAGACCGTACTGGCTACCCAGTTTGCTCGCGACTTCGCCCTACAGGGTATCAAGACCGCATACGTGACCACAGAGCAGAAGCCGCAGGACATGCTGGCCCGGCTCATCTCCAGCCATCTGACTGTCTCGTTCGAGAACTTCACGGCCAGGCCGGAGTTGATCAACCAGGCTCCCGACCAGGACATCGAGATCTCGGTGGTGCCTCCGTGGCTACTCACCGACCATCGGTACGCTGACGGAATTGCCAAGTTGGGCGAGTCCTTGCAGAACCTTCAATTCATAGACTGGTCGGCCGGCTCAAGCCTGACCGTGACCGGGGATCTCGTGCCCGAGATAGAAGGACTGCAGCGCAAAGGCTTTGATCCTCAAGTCATTATATTCGACTGGATCGGAGCGGCGCTTGATCACGGAATGCAACGCTTCGCGGAATTGCGACACCTGTACCAAATGGCGGCCGACGGTTTGATCAACTTCGGCAAGTCTCATCGCAAAATCGTGATCGTTATGGCCCAGTTCGACAAGGTTGCTGCCACCAACAAGGACAAGCCCGGTATGCGAGCGCTATCTGAGTGCAAGACAATGACTAACAACATAACGAACTTCGTCGGCATAACCTCCATGCTGGAAAACGGAGCCGGCGCCCGAGAGGTTTACCGCCGCAAGCAGTTCCTCTATGTGGAAAAGGCTCGCCTGGGGACAGGTGGTTCAATACCCGTGGAGCGCGATTTCAGTGTTCAGCGTTTCAAAGAGCTGACGCTTACGAACTGAAATTTGACATACCGTCAACGTTGGGCTACCTGTTAGATATATGAGCACGAGTGCTTTGAATCTACAGGGTAGCCTGACGTCGACGCGGCAAAACTTCGCGCTCACTCGTGCAACCGCACCCACTAATTCGACGCAGGATACCCATTCTTTACCAGAAGAGGTCTGTGATGTCCTGCCTAGACCCGAATACCGGAATGCAGTGTTCCAGATCTTCGAGAATAGCTTCGTCAAGAAGTTCGAACTCTACGTTGAGGCGCACCTGCATGACCGCGGCTCCAGGCCGTACTGGCACTGCTTGACGGTCATGAAGGCGATCCGGTTGGTAATGCGACTCAACCTAGATCCCTTCGACGGTAGTCTCAGATGGTCCGCGGCGGCTAAACGTTTCACCCAGGACGATACCGCGATGATCCGCCACCACGAGCTACTGGCTGTCTGCCACAAATTCAAGCCAGCGTTTACGATCAACCAGATGCGGCGTGCCCTTACGGTCCTGAAAGATTACGGGCTAATCTGGTCGTGCCCGGGGCGCCCAAAAGCGACTAGCCGGTTCGCCGACCAGCCCGGTACCGTCATGTACCTACGGGTCAACACGGGACGTCTGTCACGCGCCCTCCGGGGAGAGCTGACGCTGAGCCCGGTTCGCCTTTCTCTGAGGCCAGGCTTAAATGCGCCAATTGGCGCAACTGTTTTAACACTGGAGAGGATGACCAGTGAGATGGTGGCTGATGGGTCAAAAACATCAAAGACCGTTCCGGAAACTCAAGAGCCGGGGTCTGAGATGTCTGAAGACTTCCTTCCCTCATGGGCTAAAAGGAGAGGAGCACCCGCGTCTTCGCCGCGTCTTTCAACTACCAAGATAGAACTCACGGAAGATGAAAAGCATTTGATCGAATTTATGACCACCACGGCTGGCCTATTTCGAGGCACCGACGGTTGGTCTCATGACTGCGGTGACATCAACGAGCTTACGGTTGCCCAGTTGGCCCGTGTGCGTCTCCACATGAAAGCCGGCCTTACCCTGGCCTTCATGAGGGACTATGCCGACTTTGTCATTAACATTAACGCTTCCAACAGCCCAGACGGGAAAGTTCCGTGGTGGGCTAACTGCACGATCGACTTCTTTTTGGCCGCGTTCCGCCGCATTCGTGCCGAAGCTCAACGACGTCGGCGCGAGATGATCTGCTTCCAGCAGGAGTTTCAGTCTATTGACATCGACAAAGAGTTCCTCCGGGACGTCCAGATCTACTGCGGCTTTACCCCGGGCGGCTCCGACGTGGATCTCGCGTCGCTCTCGCGCGGACTCGGCCATAACCTCTCATGCCCGGCGGCCTGCATTCCCGAGCAACGTCGCCTCTGGGACGAGCAAGACGCCTACAAGGGCATGGTGGCGGTCATTATGGCCTCCAGGATCCCGGGCGACACTTTGAGGTATATCGCCAACCAGACACGTCCCCAGGTGGTTGCATGGCTCAGGCGTAATCCGCATCAAGCCGAGCGGCTATGTAAGATTCCAAACTTTCGTTTCTGGTTTAACCTTCCGGATAAGATCATGCTGCCTATTTTTCTCGAAGCCGCCCATAACGAATCAGCTCTCCGGGCCGGACGCGAGTTGTCGCGATGGGCCGTACGGCATGGGGAGCTGTCGACAACCGATAAAGGTTTTAGTCCACAAGCTTACGTGCATCCTTACCCGACAGCAAAACTGAATGCGCCCTGAAACACACCAACTCATCCTAGACCTCATCAGGCCCGGCATCAGTTCTAATGAGGCGCAGGTGGCCTACATGGCTTACACGGATTGGCTCTCACGGCACCCTGAAGAGGTCCTGGAGGTCTTGAAGCTCACCGGCTTGCCGGATTACACCGTGCTGGTCCTGGACGATGACGAGCAGGTCCGGCAGGCCGATCAGATTTTACGGGAGCAAGAGCAGCTTGATCGGGAGATCGACGAGTCCGGCGTATACGATTCGCCCAGACCCTACGTCGGAATAGATTTCAAGAAGGCTGCGCAGGAATGCCACGCAAAAGAGATTGCGCCGGCCCATGACGGCGCCCTTACGCCCGAGCAGGCCGATTTGGTCCAGAAGGGTAAGGCGATGTACTTGCCGTTCGGCAAGTTTGGTCCTCGGGGCGTCAAGGGTTACAAGACCATCTATGAAATTTGGCTCGAAGAGCCTACTTACCTGGCTTGGGTCCATGATAATGTTGACCGCCTGACTCCTCTGCAGGATATGGTCATCGGCTTCTACCGCCAATACAAAAGCAATGCCACACAATCAAGAAACTACGTCGGCAGCGTCCCATTTCCAGGAACAGCGGGCCGGTGTTGAAGCAACGCTGCACTTTAATCTCTCAGATCCCGAGGCGGAACGCCAGCTACGGTTGATGTTGCAGGCTCGGGATTTATTGTTTACGCTGATTGATCTCGATGAGTGGCTGCGTAGCAAAATCAAACACGGTACCGACATAGCTTCTTCCGAAGGTGCGCTTGAGGGCTGCCGGGCGCATCTGCACGAGCTGCTCGCGGTACGCGATATTTCCCTTCACGGATAACCATGCCTTCTGTAACCACAACTGACTCTATAGAGGTATCTTACGTTACTGATCGCCATCGAGAGATTGCAGCCAAGTTGTCGGTGATACACGGTAAAGTCAGGCTGGCGACAGAGTCCAATGGCGTTCATGCCTACATGGCCTCGCCGGCCTGCTTGGAGAAGTACGGCCGAACCGAGCTGGTCAAGATGCATTTGGCCGTGAATCTCGACAAATGGTTGCAAGGAGTTGATCTGTGCGCGATGTGCATGAAGAGCAATAAGGCGTACAAGGTCACCACCTTGCTGCGTTTACCTCCGCTCGAACAGCGCGGTATCCCCAACGTGTCTCCGGGCGTGTTTGAGGCCGAAACCAACCCTGAGTATCTGGAGCTGGACGCGAAGGGTAACCGGGTGCCGAAGAGTCCCGGTGAATGCCAACTACTCACCGATCTGGCTTCAGACCACCCTGCCGTAGAGTACTGCAAGTACCGCGGTTATGACCCATCTGAACTGGTTGCTCAGTTCCGCGCGTCATTTTGCTCAAAGGAGCGAGATGATCTGCACTGGCGCCCTTTGCCTGGTGGATTCGCTGCGACCCCTCAAGGCCGCATCGTCTTCTTCATGGATCAGTACGGTGTCCAGGTTGGCTGGCAGGCTCGCATACTGGAGATGGATCGCAAGTATGCGAAGTACTACCTTCATCCGTACGAAGGTCGGTGGGTGCCCGTACAACAACGCCTGACGCCCGAGCAGCCCTGGACCCTTATGGAAGGGTTCGACGGTTGGGACCCGGCGAAGTATCTGCTGGCATACGGGACCAAGCGCAACGCCGCCGTTATGGGGCTAGACGCCGCCATTGCGTTCAATAAGCGGCACGGGTCCTCTTGGTGTGTACTCTGCGAGGGTCCGCTCGACGCCGCAAGGTTCGGAGCACCAGCCATCGCCGTCATGGGTAAGCACCTAAGCGAAATGCAGGCCAAGCTGATCTCTGACAACTTCAGCCAGGTGATCTTCGTCGGAGATAATGACGAGGCAGGTAAGTCATTACGCCAAAAGGTATTTGATCGTTTGGGTTCACATCCCGGGGTCAAACTCCTGTTAGCCGATCTGCCGGTCCGACTAAAGGATGCCGGCGATATGAAGCCGTTAGAAGCCAAATACTTTCTATGTCAGTCCCTAAGCAATATCAGGTAACGCTTTATGCGCAGGTTGCAGTTCGCACACAACCAGTTGAGGCTAAAACTCCTGAAGAGGCTTACACGATCGCCCTTGAAGTTGAGCCCTTCATCGATAACTTGTTCCGAAAAAACTTAGGCAACGGGCCTTTCGTTCTTTGGACAGAGTATGCTGGCGAGATCAACGGCGGGCTGGTTGACGTCGTCGGCGACGAACAGTACGCACAAACCGTTTTTCTGAATACCTTTGGCAATCAGGAGGTTATCGAGAATGCGTGTCACTGCTCCTGTCCTGAGTTGACAGTGGCGGCTTCTAACCTCAGCATTGTCATGAGGTCTTTGGGCGATGACTGGTTGACGCGTAAACTTCAGTTCGCCCTCGACGAAATTCGAGATGTTGCTGCAGTCATAAGGAATCGAGACAATGAAGACGATAGAAGCAAACGGCAAGGTACTGCCAAGTGAACTCACCCTACTGTCCCGGCGTTGGAGTATTGCTTGGCAGAAGGGGCCTGTCGTTAGTCCTGACCTGGACGTCGTAAGTGGTATCTGCGATCCCAAAGCACACATACTCACGATTGACCTAGACCTGCCGGATGATGCATTGGCAGAAGTCTTGTTGCATGAATTGGGCCATGCGATTCACTACATGCTTGAGCATGCTTCTATTGATCGTGAGGAAGAGGACATCGTTAACCTGAACGCGATGGTTCTCATTACCGTTTGCAAACAAAATCCGGGCTTCTTTGCCTGGATTGAGCGCATGGCAAACCCTTGACGAAGGGTTCGCCGTACGCGACTTTGAGGTCGTATGGCGAGTACCTTCAACTTCCAGAGCAACTCCACGGCGTCCACTATGGCGCCAGAAGAGCAGGCTCGTTTTGATGCTGAACAAGCAAAGCTGAGTATCGGTCAGGAGATCGAATTTCTCAGCCGTCACGGTGAGCCTCTCAAGGAAGAGGACTACTGGTCTCAGTTCCCCGAACACCTTCGCGGCATTGCGCCGCCCACGTCGCTGGAGTTTGCTCACACCGGCATTGGCAGCTTGGACTGGGGAGATCGCTTCGGGAACAAGTTCCACGGACTCACGCTGCTGCCCACCTATCGGTTCAAGTCCGGCACTCCACATCGTCGCGTCGACATTCTGTTCGTGATGCCGTGCGTGCTCGATGCAGACATCGACAGCCGCTACAGCCCCGCGGCGATGTTGAAAGGTAAGGCGGCCAACCTGTTTGCCCGGAACCTCGGACGAGCCGGGCTGGCTGACTGCTGCTGGGACTTCACCACTCTGGTACGCTACCCGACCAAATCCAACCGTCCCAAGTCTCACGACATCAATTGGGCCAGGCCGCTGTTCTACGCGGAGATCAACCGGCTACGCCCCCGCATCATTGTGGCGATGGGCAAGGCCGTGTTTGAGAATCTGTACACAGCGTTCAAGATCAACCTACAGGACTTCCAGGGCGGCGTCTTCGACGTCGACGTCCCAGAGGTTTTACAGGACGACGAATGGCGCCCTAAGCTGATGATCATGGATCAGATCTCCCTCACGTTCAGTCGGCCCGAGCTGATCGAACGCTGTCTGGTGGATCTAGACAACATCCGATACGAGCTGACCAAGCTAAAGGAACCGGATGCGACGCGCGTCACGGACGTTAGGACCAACTACCAGGTCATCGAGACGGCTGAGTACCTGGGCAACTGGATCGAGGACATGCGGCAGAAGCAGGTGCTCAAGATGGCCGTTGACGCTGAGTGGGCCGGCAAACATTTCGTCGACGGTAAACTGCGCTCCTTCCAAAGCTGCTGGGAACCCGGCCAGGTCACGTACCTGAAGTTCATGGATGACCAGGGCCGACGGGTCCTTCCTCTGCACCCAAAGCAGATCGGGGACATCATGCGCCCGGTGTTCGAGGCTCCTGGCTTCCAGTACATCGGTCACAACTTCCCCGCTGACGCAGTCTGGATCGAGACCCACCTGGGCCTCAGTACTTACAGGCGGCTGTTCATGGACACGATGTTCGTGCAACAGTTGATCAACGAATATGCCGATCTCAAGCTTGAACGTCTCGCCGTGCGCTATACGCGACTCGGTCGATACGATGTTGCTCTGCAGCTGTGGAAGAAAGAAAACGCCGACCTGTTCAAAGAGAGCGACGGTTACGGCGCGATCCCTGATAGACTACTGGTACCGTATGCCTGCAAGGACGTCGACGTCACGTTCCGGGTCCACCCGATTCTGCTCACTCAGCTGATCGCTCAGGGACCAAGGCTGCTACAGTACTGGCTCCAAATCAACCGTGGGTTCACGAGCGACTGCTACACCAGCAAGATGCTCACCGGGCTGCCGATCGACCAGGCGTACGCCGACAAGCTGCGCGAGGTCTATCACAGCAACCTGGCCTTCCTGCAGGACGACTTCAAGCGCCAGGTTGTTGCCGAGGCGGACGAAATGCTTCTCAAGTCACTCACACGCCACATACCCGGTGCCGCAGTAACCGTGCTGCAGATCCTCAACGTTCAACGCAAGTCCGGCATGCCTGCCCCTGACATGATCCGCTTTGCTCAGATGAGCGTCGGGTCCGGATGGTCGCAGGACGCCCAGCTACATGCCTGCTTGGAGCATTGGCTGGACATCGATAACTTCAACTACAGCAGCCCCGACTATCTGCGACGATGGATGTTCCAGGTCAAGGGCCTCATGCCACTCAAAACCACCAAGAAGGACGGGGTCACGATGTCGTGGGAGAAGGTGCTGAAGCTCGATTCCGACAAGCAGAAGGACTATACGCCAGCGGCGGACAAGCAGACCATCAAGATCTATGAGAACCAGGACCCAATGATCGCTTACGTGGGGCAGCTCAAGTCTGTCGCCACAATGTGCAAAACATTCTTGAGGGACAAGGACGAGGACGGCGAGGAGCGGGGCATACACAGCTGGATCTGCTCCGACGGGGCGATTCATGCCAACTTTGCCTCAACCGAAACCGGCCGCCCCCGCACATGGAATCCCAACATCCTGAATTGGCCAAAGTCGGTGTCAAAGCCGATCGAACTGGCCTTCAAACGCGTGAATGCGGAACGGGCTAAAGCTACCCGCCAGCGTATGATCGACGACGCCGCCATGAACGGGCAGGAGCCCAACATGGCTGTGATCGAAGAGAAGGTCAAGGAGATACAATTCGCTCCGGTGTCACTCCGGTCGATGGTTAAAGCGCCTCCCGGCGAATGCTTCGTGGACGCTGACTTGGTGACGGCAGAAGTGGTGGGCCTTGGCTACCTGGCTGGGGACAGGAACCTGATCGACGCTTGTGAAGCGCCTGACCAGCAGTTTGCCATCATGCGCAAGACGGACGAGTCGGGCAACGTTAAGGAGAAGCCTGTTCGGATCTGCTACATCGAAGACATCTCACGTGTACCCAAGGACATGCAGGACGCGTCTCTCCTGGTACCAGAAGACCATCCGGATCTTGTACGCGAGAACAACAAGATCGTGCATCCCAAGCGGGACGTTCACTGGCAAATGGCCGAGTCATTCACAAAGACTCCGCGCGAAAAGCTCAACAAGGACACGCATCGTGGTGGCGGTAAGGTAGGAATGTTCTCTATTCCGTATGGCGCCAAGGCTCCTCTGATCGAACGTAACATCGAGGTATTGACTGGTGTCAAGCCGGCAGAAGGAACCGGCGCCGCGATCATCACGGCCTATGAGACTAACTTCCCCGTCGCCACGCAGTTCCTTAACGAAATGGCCATGCTGCCGTCGGGCGACAGGCCAGAACTCATTGACCCGGGAACACCGCTTGGGTGTTACGACTCAGTATCAGGTCGCCGACGGCATTTCAAGTACACTGAGATCAAGGACCTAGAAGGTCTTACCGAATGGGCCAAGAAGTCTATCTTGGATCCTATGACTCGCGAAGCCCGCAACTATCCTCTGCAGGAGATCGTTGCGGCCACAATGGCTCGCGCCCACATCTGGCTGCTGGACTATTACATCCAGCGTGGGATGAAAGCACGGCCGATGCTGTTGTTGTACGACGCTTTGACGGTGCGCTGCCCCTTGGAGGAGCGGTTCATCGTCAGGGACTCATTGCAGCGATACATGTCGGACGAGAACGTCTGGCATGTGGCGCGATCGAACATGAGCTTGCAGTTTGATATAGAAGTCGACTTCACCATCAGGTGGGCGCTAGACCCAACTCCGGATCTGCGCAAGCTTCTGTACGACGAACAGCTGCTCAAGTTCGAATGTCCTCCCGTATGAGCGATTCCCTGGAACCGAAAGTCGGTTGACAGTCGGTCTCGCACCTGTATAGTTGTAGCGGTCCTAGAACCTCATGGCGCCCGGCGAGTACTGGACGCAACGGAGGAAGTCAGGATCACTGTAATTGATATACGACTTGAACGACTGACACTCATCGAGCATCAAGATGAATTGACACCGCCACCCGGATCTCCATTACTCGAACAAATCAACCATTAACGTAACTGATTAGCATTATGTCCACACGTCTCCATATCGTAGGTGGCTCGCAAGGCGAAGCCAAGCGCGAGTTCTCTGTAGGCTTTTTCCATGATGGTGTCCGCTCCATCGGCCTCAACAAGAAGGTCTCCCACCAGTTCCGGTTTCTGCCGGCTTTTGACAACAACCGTTACCGCGAAACTGACGCGGAATACGCCACGTCCGTCCTGCCTTACCGGGATCGCAATCTCGCGGCGGACTCCACCGGCACGGAAGGTTTTACCTCCTGGTACTACATCTTCCGGGTCCACAACTTCCTTGGTCACGGTAACCGCTCGTATGTGTCGCCAATCACGGGGCACCAGGGCAACCCGACCGGGGTCGATCCCATTCTTGACTGCTACATGCTGTGCAAGAAGAACGACGCGCTCAAGCACTTGATAGAGAAGCCCAAGAACAAGTCCGAAGGCTTCAACGCCGTGATCACGTCCCCTAAGAGCATGCCGTTCTTCAACGTGCTCACCTGCGTCGATAAGCAGTGGGTCAACGCGATCATGTACTGCACGATCTCTGCCCTCGACGACCTCAAGGGTAAGCTCGCGTTACGTGCTGGTCGTAACGACGCAGTCATCAGCCCGGAATGGTCGGACTACATCTACGGCGACATCACTCACCCGACCCAAGGGCTCATGGCCACCAGCCGCATTGCCAAGGTCGGAACCAACATGATCGAGACCGCCTGTGTCTTCTTCTCCGAGAAGGATGGCGTTCTGACCGGCGCGCAAGCCGCGCCGCTTGATCCGACCACGCCGTTTGGTCAACAGGCGCTCCGTGGCCGGTACAACCTCCTTGATCCTGAACGTGTCATCAAGGTGGCGACTTATGAGGAGATCCTCGATTACATCATCAACGATGGGACCATACCGTACAACGTGATCGAGGCTGCCTGCTCGCCGCACGTGGCTCGTCTTCCGGCGCCTCCTCCGGCGGCCCGTATGGCCAACGCTGGCGTTCCGCCGAGCGATGATGACGTTCCTATGGGCAACACCCCTCCTGCGTTCGGTCGTCCGGCCGCACCAGCATCCACGCAGCCGGCTTTAGCTCCTATCGGTTCAGGTATCGCCGGTTTCGCACCGACTCCGGCGGCTGCGGCCGCTCCGTTCCCCACTCAAACCGTCGTGGCTACTCCGGCTGCCACTCCGGTTTTCGCGACTCCCCCTGCGTTCGCACAGCCTGTCTCCAACACCCCGGCGTTCCCGGGTACGGTGACGGCGGGTCCTGGCCCACTTCCGACGTTCGCTGCTCCGGCTGCCGCCGCGGTCGCCGAACAGCCGCGCGTGAGTAATGCGCTCCAGACTACCGGTGGTCCCCTCTCTACTGCCGAACAGGCTGAATATCTAGCCTTGGCTCAGGAGATGATCGCCAGTAACGGCAAGGCTTTGCCCGACGAAAAGATGCGTCGTATGGCTGAGCTGGGAATGCGTGTTAACGCCGTCTCCTAATCCTATGCGGGATGGCCTGGTAACTCGGGCCATCCCTCTTTCATTTATGGCCGAGAAGAAAACTAAGCCCAAGAAGCCTACACCTTCCTTCAGTTTGCTAGACGACGATACATTCGCCAATCGGACCAAGGAAGCCCTGATGAAGAGCCGCAAAAAGGGCACCACGGTCGATTCATTGACCAACGTTCGTCGCGAGATCCTCAACCTCCCCCCGATTTACCTACAAGCCACGCTCAATAGCTTCGGCCTACAAACCAAGACGCTCGTCGACATCATCGGGGCTGAGGGTATCGGTAAGACGACCCTCATGTTCACGATCTTCGGGTGGTCGATGCTTCAAGGCTCTCCGTGCTTCTACGTCGAAACCGAAGGTAAGGTAATCGACGAAGAGCGGGCCATGCGTTCGCTCAACACCGACAAGGCGCTGGCGAAGAAAATGTTCGACCGAATCAGCTTCGACCAATGCTTCGAGCTGCAGCAGGCGATAGACTCGATCTATGCTTGGGTGAAGCTCGTCCGCGACCCCAAGAGCGAGGTCTACGTCCCTCATCACATACCTGTAGTGGTGGGCCTAGATACGTTCTCAAAGCTGATGTCCGCCAGTGAGGCTGAAGGGCGACTGCTGTACAACGATCAGACCCTCAAGGGTAAGGAAGCAGACGCTAAAGATCTCGGCACAGGCTCAAACTTCGGGCATGCAAAGATCGCGCAAGCATGGTCTCGCCAGCTGCCCAACTGGCTGACGATGAACAACGTCATCCTGATACTCAACCGGCACCAAAACGACAAGGTCGATATGAACGCTGCTCCCGGTGCCTCCTTCGGTGGCGACGCTGCGGCGGGTTTCAACACCACGTCGATCGGCGGACGCGCGTTCAGTCAGAATGCCGCCCTACAGCTGATCCTGAGTCGCTACAAGTTTGCTACCAAGAAGGTGGGCGACGAGAACATCAAGATCGGCGTCGACGCCAAGATCACCGTGTCGAAGAACTCGTACGGCCCCAACGGATTGGTGTGCTTCTACCGGATCAACCAGAGGAACGATGGCGATACGGACACGACGTTCGTGCCGGCCCTCTCGTTTGCCCCCTACACGTCCGAATGGCTGATGGGCAAGGGCATCCTGGAGATCTCGTCGAAGAACAAGAACTGTTACAGCTGTCGTGACCTCAACCTGTTCGATGTTACCTGCGACGAGTTCTATGCCGCCCTACAGGCCAACGAGGAAGTGCTCAACCTCATCGGCACTCGGCTTCGGCTGAAGGGCTATGAGGTTGACGACAATCAACCCCCGGCACTCCCGGTTCCTGCTTCCGATGAAGAGATTCAACCAGCCGGCCAAAAGTAACGAGTATCAGATCAAACAGATGCTTTGTGCTATTGCCAGGGTCAAGCCTATCCAGGTGGGTGGGCTTGGCCTTGACATGGAGCAGCTAGTTAATAACCTGGCTACAAGCTCGAATCTGAACCTACCTTGTGATGGCTCAGCTGTCGTGGTGGTAGATCACTACGTTCGGGCGCTCGTCGATCCGAAAGACCATACATCTCCGCTCGTCAACATGATGCGCGACCAGCCGGACTCTTATTTGCTGTTTGTGGATAACTACATTGCAGGCAAGGAAAGTCTGTTTCTCGGAAAGATGCTCCGCAGCAGTGATGAGATCCACAGCTGGGTACGGCACATGGACAAGCCTGAAATCATGGTCTATAGTTTGACCACCAGGGAGGGGATCATCGTGGCCCCTGTTAGCGCCCTGCTTAAGATCAAATGAGTTTTGACCTTTATATCACCAAGGAGCCATTTGATTTGTTGGGCGTTCCGGCCGGATTCCTTTGTTGGGCTCCCCACAATGTCGAGTACGGGGAGCTCAAACGTAGGAAGTTCATCCGGATATTCAATTATGATCAACCCTGGCGGCACACTTGGGTCCCACGTACCTTTCTGCTTCATGTTCATCGCGTTGGCGAAGGGTACCGCGGCGACGGGGGCTGGTTCGTAGCGATACAGGGCCGACTGTTACGGGGTGAGCCAAATGCGTTCTTGCAGCATCCTTGGGAAGATGGCGATGACAGGTTGGGTCCTATACCCTGGCGTTTTGGCTCCCGTGGAGAAGCAATTTACTATCTGTCTTGCCTTCCTTTTAGGGCGCATGCAAAAGTGAGTGTGTGCCAGATGGTCGACAGCGTTTATACTATGGCTTCACGAACCCGTGCCGAACTAAGTGAACGATTCCCAGTACTTTTACCGCAGGTGCAGATCGACTTAGAAGAGGAAGCGAAAATTTCAAGTCGTGAACTACTTAGACGCGGCCGCTTACGAACAAGTCGGCTGTACTTCCCGAATAAGAAAAAATGAGTATTGATATTTTCAATCAAGCGATGTCTTACCTCCCGGCGGCATTGCACAAGATGGGATACCAGACCCTACGGCCTGGTCAGGATCGGGTGGTGCTCAATCTGTTTGCCGGCAAGTCGGTATTTTGCATTTTACCCACCGGTCAGGGTAAGTCTGCTTGCTACATTATACCCACTATTTGCCTCAATTACCGAACTCTCATTTTTTCGCCCTTGATCTCGTTGATGCAAGATCAGGTCGAGGCACTGTGGCGTCTTGGCCTCAAGGCCGGACAGATCAGCAGTGGCCAGAGTGATGCTGAGAATCAGGCCGTCATAACCCAATGGATGTCAGGGCAGCTGCAGTTCTTGCTGGTGGCACCTGAACGTATCGATAACGCTCAGTTCAGGCTGGCGATCGGTCACGTTCGTCCGGATATGGTGGTCATTGACGAAGCTCACTGCTGCAGCCAGTGGGCGGATTCCTTCCGGCCGCACTACGCCCGCTTGGGTGAGTTCTGCAAGCTGGCGCGGCCCAAGAGCCTTCTGCTCCTGACGGCTACGGCCACCGATGACGTCGAACAAGATGTACGACGTATCCTGTGTGCTGAAGCGGCCGAGCGGGTGATTTACTATCCCAAGAGACGCAACCTTCTGCTCACAAGTCGTCCTTACACGGGCGATCCCGAACTGCTGCAGTTTGTCAACAACATCGATGGTTCGGTAATCGTATACTGTTCGACCGTGAAGCGCACCGAGGAGATGTACGGCGCCCTCGGGCATCACTGCAAAGGCCGGGCGCTGATCTACAACGGCTCCATGACCCCGGACGCGCGTACCACCAACCAGACCATGTTCATGCGGGATGAGGTCAAGGTGATGTTTGCCACCAAGGCGTTTGGCCTGGGTATCAATAAACCAAATATCCGTGGTGTTGTTCACCGCGACATTTCGGGCTCGGTCGATGACCTGGCTCAGGAGATGGGACGTGCTGGTCGCGACGGCCTGGAGAGCCAATGCCGGCTATTCTTCGATCCGAAGACATACGACACCCAGCAGTTCTTCATCAAGACGTCCTATCCGGAGGAACGTATGGTACGGGCGATGTTCAGTGCCATCAAGCGCAACCTCGACGCGGATGGGATCTGCAAGGTCACCATCGGTGACCTTACCCAGCAGGCCGGCATGTACTCGGCATTCGGAGATGGCTGTATGGGTGTGCTGGCAGGTGCCGGGGTTATTGACCGTAACTTCGACGCCGGTAAGATCGCAACGATCAGGCTCAGGAAGCCACACGCCGACGAGGAGTACAAGGCCGTGCAGGACGGAGCAGAGCTGATCGGCACCCGCAAGGGCGAGGCAATCGAGTTTGACCTGGATGCCCTGGGAGAGAAGTTGAAACTTAAGGACAAGAAGCTCAAGGACATCCTCAAATCCTTAGACAAGGAAGGCTACATCAACTACATTGCCCCTTACCGCGGAAAGCCGACCCGAATCGTTGGCGACATCGACAAGGTTGACTTTAGGCGGCTCAAGGGTCGGTATGAATCAGGCATGGCCAAGCTCAGCCGGGTGATCGACTATCACGACTGCCCGGACCGCGACAAGCACACGTTCCTGCAGGAGTACTTTGGGGTCAAAGTCGACGAACAATGAAGCCGTTGTTACAGCTCAAGGACCTGGTGGATAAGCTGCCGGCCGTCAAGCCAGCAAAGCCCGCGACCATTCAACCGCCAGCCGGCATGAACCATTGTGCTTGTGGCAAGAAGTTCATACCGATTGGGGAGATCAAGATCGTCAAGACTCCGCACTGTACGGCCATTGACACAATGTGCCGGGAGTGCCGTCAGCAGTGCTCCAAGCATTCGCTGATCGTGTGCGTCCGCTGCAAGTCAGTGGCCGCCAAGCTTGCGCCGCACCGTGACAACAGCGGGTTCGTCTTTGAGCCCGGCAAGCCGTATCACACGCCGTTCTGCCCTAACTGTGTGCAGGACTGCGTAACCTCCCCGATTGCCGAGAAGGCGATCTGGGATCAAGATCAAAAACGAAAATGAGTATTATCACATTGACCGTCTTTGGCGGTGGGTTTCTCGCCGGCTTTGTAGTTGGTGTATTGGCGGCAGAATGTGGCAAGGTCAAGTCTTCCGACTTGACTGCAGCCACGGATGCTGCGATTAGTAAAGCTAAGTTAGCAGTCAATTATTTGAAGAATTATGAGTACCGAAGTCAAAACCAAGACAGTAATGTCCCCAAAGCCTAAGTTGACCTCCAAGGTCATACAGGCTATCGCCATCAAGCCTTCACCGGTCCCCGATAAGGACGGAGAGGATAATGTGGTGTTCAAGATTTGCTATGTTTCCGCCAGCGGCAAGCAACAACTGCAGGTTTGCTCAAAAGCGGTCTACCAGGCTATCGAGACCCAGCGTCTTACGTTCGATCATAAGAACAACTTTCGACTCCGCCTCGGCGCTGACGACACCGTTACGTCGATCGACAAGTACCCAAAACCGGAGCTCAACAGCGTCTTCAAGACGTCCGGTGAGGAAGGTGAAGACCGGGGTCTGGTGTTTCAACGGCACAAGGATAAGAGCTTCTCGCTCAAATCCCAACCGGCTGACGTGGTGCCGGCCGTGGTCGACGAGGTTCTCCAGCTGCTCCACGAAAATCCTGATGTGGACGACGGCGATTATCTCGATGGCCGATTCGTTGTCACCGGCATCACCAAAAAGGGAGGAGCTGAGATGATCTACGTGAATCCCGAGGCCAAGTAAGTCGTACGCGAGTATGGCAAGGATGCCATTCTTTCTGCATGTTACCATGAACAAACACACTACACCGGTACAGAAAGTAGATTCAGTTCCGACCGTAACGCTCGTAGTTACGTCCCCCGAAGGACATGTACAGGGTTTCTTGAGCGGCGAATCGTCGTCGATGGCGACCCTGTTGTCTACCGTGGTCGCAGATAACCTACAGGTAAAAGTCGTCACCAGCAGCTTCCTCCAACCCGGTCAGACCGTATACGAGGTAGACCGGGAATTCGCCATGCTCTCTCGGGCGAATCTCACGTTCCTAAACTGGTCGACAATTGTCGCTCTCGACGATAATTTACCCAGCGGCTCGAAACTATTCTTCGTTGTCAGCTATTGACAGGGCGAGCAACCTCGGGCAAAATAACGCAACTATGATTGTCAAAAACGTCTCTGGTTCTACCCAGTACATTGCCATTGGTCAGCGCGGCGGCCGTGGTTCTCGCTATTCCCGGGGTCGCGAACTCGCCAACAATGCTACCGCTTCGTTCGACGACAGTCCAAAAGCGATCTCTGACGCACGCGCCCTCGCGGTACGCGGTCTCATTCAGATCGTTTCCGGCCCTGACGCCAATTCCGAGGACGGAAGCGTCAAGATCCCCGCTAGCGGCTCTATAACCCTTTCCGCGACTGGCCCTTCCAACGGCGACTACGTCATACTGAACAGCGTTAAGTTCCAATGGGCGGCCAGCGCGACCGGCCTCGCCACTGGCGTCGTCTGGGCCGGTGCGGGCGCGGCTGGCGGCACTGCTGCTGGCACTCTCCGCACTGCGGTCAATGGCCACGCCACCGTCGGCGTCAAACTCGGCAGTACCATTACCGTCGGGACCGCCTCTGTCATCCCGGTGACCGCGTCTGCCGGTAGCGATGTTACTGTGGGCGCCAATTACGCCATGACAAAGTCTGGCGCACAGATCACCCTCAGTGGTGCGACCCTCGCGGATGGTACCAAGGGTAAGATCAAGGAATCGGTCGAACTCACCTATACGGTGACGGCCGGTGACGTGACTGCCGCAAAGTGGTTTATCCCCACGGGCATCCTTTCAACGCCGAGCAACTGGGTTGTCCAGTGCCGTACGTCGGCGGGCTTCATCAAGGCAACCGACGATGTCGTGTTTGTGTTTGACTCCGTCACGAAGGGCAACCTTTTGGTGGACAATAGCGCAAGCAGCATCCTGGTGGCAGGCGACATCCTCACGATTCACGTGTTGGGTGCATAACAGACTTCAACTAAATCCGACTATGTCTACTGAACTCACTGAAAAACAGGCCAGCGATCTGCTTAATGCAAACCGCTTGGGCTTCATCAGCCAGTGCATTGGTGCCGGCAAGACCCCCGACGACGCGAACGTCCTGTACAAGCAGGCTTCCGAACGCCTGGATCGCCGGACGAAACTTGCGCAGACAATCATGGACAGCCTCGAACCCGAAGCTGTTGCACCGGCCAAGTAACCGGCCAAGTAACCGGCCAAGTAACCGGCTGCAATCTCATCGAGGCGGCGACAGCAATGTCGCCGCCTTTTTCGTTTGCGTTGACCATCAATAGGTGCGAAAGGTAGTTATGCTCGTTTCATTTGCAGCAGCCCTGCAGCAGGCTAAGGCGGCCAACCGATGGTCCTTTACCACGATGGCAAAGCTTTGCAGGGTAGGAGCATCCACCATGCACCGTTGGGTCGCTGGTACTACTACGCCCGGGCTGCGCGTTATTGTGTCCTCATGTCAGGTTCTTGGTATCAATCCCGAACTGGTGGCCGACAGCTTAACGCCCAAGTATCACGAGGAGATAATTTCATTGGACGCGCTGCAGTCCCGGTATCGGGAGCAATTTGCGTTCGATCCTAAGATTGGCAACCAGACCGTTACCTTGGCGGCTGTCGTCGCGTACAATCGAGCTTTCGAGCTTGGACTGATGAGTTCCTTGCACATTAGTCCAGATGGAGTGATCACCATCAACCCGGCGGCTCCAGACTGTGCCGGGTACAGGCTACAGATCGCCGTACAGAATGGCAGCCTGGTGGTCATAGTTGAGACCAACAGCGACCAAGTACTTTCGACCGAAATATTGTCAGACGGCGCCCTCAAGACTGCCGTAGGTATGATCTTATGAGCGAACCAACCAAAGATGACTCCGGCGTACCTTTCGGCGATATACCCGAGGCTATTCAGCGTCAGCGCGCGACCACTCGTGCCCTTTTGGCCGGCGCACGAAAGAACGTCAAGACCGGTAAGGTGGCAAAGCCTGCACGTCCAGTCGTTACTGAATCAGCCGCCAACCCGAATGACGCCCCCGACACGGAGGTTGTACCTGCCGCGCCTAAGCCGGCTGTCGGCAAGTGGATTCGCAAGACCATAACGCTGGAGCACGCCCTGATCTCGTTTGAACTGGAGATCCTGGAACACTCCGTAACCAACCGATTTCTAACCGTCATTTTCGAGAAATCCGTCAAGATGCCAGACCCGGCCGAGCCTACCAGGTTTAGGCTGCATATAGCCGGCCGGACCTATTCGGTTGAGCACATGGGAATTAACTTTGAGATTCCATCCCTTGGCCTTCGTGGTGTATCTTTCTTGTTGGTAGAGTAATCGAAATGATCAAGCACGCAAAAGTCGAGGTCGGTAAGACCCCATCCGAAGTATCCGGTAAGCCCTCTACCCGTGTGGTTGAGGGAGTACCTCTGGCTGACGGCGAACAACTACCTGAGAAACGTCTTGAAAAATCGTCGGTTTTGACCGACCATACGGACTGTGCCAAGTCTCGGCAATGATGATTTTTCGGCGTGTGGGATAAACAGGAGTTTCGATGATCCTTTCCTGTTGCCTTCAAGCGGCACTATGCCGACCAACGTGTTTAATGCGTTGCATTGGTGCCGTTTCCTTTATTTCCTCAATCCCCAGTACAGGCAGGCTAGTGCTCGTGTAGTACGTCACTTCATCACGGACTTTGACTACCCGGCGGTCGGTGATCACAGCGAGAAGGAAGAACTGGATGACCTCCTTAAGGATCATCTTCAACTCCCCTTGGCGCTTGCCGACATGGGGGACGAGTGGGCGGCCTACGGTAACGCCTTCTTCCGAATTCACTTCCCGTTTGATCGGTTCCTCGTAGATGCCGAGAACCGCTGCGAGTACTCGCTGGACATGTTCCGTGACGCCAAATTCACCCTCAAGGACATGACGTACGAGGTCACCAGTCCAAAGGACGGAAAGACAAAAGTGAAGCTGCCGTTCCGCGACCGCAAATCAACGGACGTGGCACGCATTCGCATTCGTAAGATCGATCCTCTGTACATGACGATCCGGCACAACATGGTTTCTGGCGCAAACCAGTACATATACCGGTTCGAGCAGCAAATCGTGAGCGATGCCCGGAAAGGTAAACGTTTTGTCGTTGATGATCTTCCGCTGCCCATGCTGCAAGCGATCCGGGACGGTAATGACTTCATGTTCAACCCGGATCAGATCTTTCACTTCAAGGCCCCGACGATCTCCGGTGTACAGAACGCGGGCTGGGGTCTCCCCAACACGTTCGCTAACTACCGCTCGCTGCACCAGCTGCAGGTGTACCGCAAAATAGATGAGGCTATCGGACTAGACTACATGGTTCCGTTCCGCATATTCACGCCGAACATGTCGGACAAAATTGGTGATGCTGTCAACACGCTTATTCTGAGTCGTTGGACCAAGGAGATTTCCCGCATCATCGACGCGCGTCGCCGCGATAAATTTGCCATTCACGCCCTTCCGTTCCCGGTAAACTATCAGGAGCACGGGGCAAATGGAAAGGAACTCACTCCAAAAGACATGATGGAGTTTCAGACTAATTCGATGCTCGACGGCATGGGTTACCCTGCCGAGCTTTTCCGCGGTACCCTGCAATATCTGCAGGTACCTACTGCGATGCGCTTGTTTGAGAACTCATTCATGTTCATCAACCTCGGGTATACCCAGTTCATTCAATGGGTGGTTCGTCGTGTTCGCAGCTACCTTGGTCAGCCATACGTGAAGGTGGTCATGCAGAAGCCCCAGATGGCTGATTCTTTGGAGCGGAAACAAATCCTCCTGCAGCTCATGTCCGCCAACGAAATCTCTCGTGAGACTGGCTTCGACCAGCTCGGTATAGATGATCCGGTAGCGGAAGCCGTTAAGCGTATGGAAGAGGATCTTGCGATCCAACGTAAGCAGGTCAAATTACAGACTGACTTCCAGCGCGAAATGGAGACTGGTGCAAGTCCTGCTAGCGAACAGCAAGGTGGGTCGGCTGTCGGTGGAAGTGGACAAGCTGGAGTCAGTCCTCTCGATATTGACCAGCAGGCATCCGATCTGGCACAGTACTGGCTACAGATTCAATCTGACGGGCAGCGTCGGCAAGCAATGCAGTCTACACGTAATGCCAATCCTCAACTTTACAGCCTGGCCAAGCAGAAAATGGAAGAAATGCGCCAGCAAGGCGCCTCTGAGGGACGTCAGGCGGTCAACCAAGGTGCTCAACCGGGAGGCGCGCCGGCCCAATGAAGCGTAATGCAGACGAGCTTGAAAAAGTCGTCCGACTGCTGAAGAAGCAGCCGCCCGAAAGAAGGGAGCAGTCGCTTAAAGCCATCGAGTCCGTCGACGAACCAAATAACAGGTTGCTGCGTAACAGACTTAAGGACGAATCCGATAAAGATGCAAAAGAACCCAAGAGTTAAAGAGACGGCGGACATGCTCCGCCGTATGATGCATCCAGGCGGTGGCGATTCCAAGCCCAAGGGTCCTAGCGGTCTTCCCAAGGCTGTACACAACCAGAACGCCACGGTAGAAAACTACTACGACGGTGAAGGACTAAACGACCCGGGCGTTGTAAATGGCGTGACTGGCGTTGGAGCTGGAGCTATCATAAATTGATATGCCGATACTACAGACACCGGCGGTTCAGTCGCTTATTCATAAGTATATAGGATCTCAGGTCCCGGGTGTCGGGGTCTCGATTGCTGAGCCGCAGATGCTCGCCATTCCGGGCACCACGGAGGGCTCTCTCGAATATCAGTTAGGCGCCAAAATCCCACAGCTCCTCCAGGATAAGCAGACGCTCGCTCCGGTCGGTGAATGGATGGACAAGGCGGAGCGCAATCCACTGCGATCTGGCATGCTGGGCGCGCTAGCTGGTGGGGTCGGAGGCGCGGGCCTTGGTATCCTGCTCGGCAAAGACCCGCAGACTTCTGCGCTTCTGGGCAGTGCCGGACTGGGCGGCGCCAGTTGGTTGGTCGGCACTTTGCTCAATATGCAGCGTCGACGTTTACGGGATAAGCAGACAGGCAAGCAGGCCAGCTTCTACGGCAACAGTTCTACTGACCCGTCATCATACATAAGCTCACGGATTGCGCTTGACCCCAAACTCGACTTTAGTGAGAAGACCCAACTGTCTGGTCTGGTGAATCGACTCTCTGACGGCCAGACTCAAGAATTGGCCAAGCTGATCCGCGCGGTTGGCGGCGCCGCTATAGGTGCTCTTATTGCTAAGTATTTACTGCGTACTGGGTTAACTGGTACAATACTTGGCGCCATACTGGGCGGCACAGTGGGCTCCCGCTGGGGTAACAAGTCGATCGATCGCGACGTGTTCGGCAATGCGCGCCTCATTCAGTGAACGACACGATCGACAACGACATCGGCGGCTGATAAGATTTTGATATGGACTTTGAAACTCTCGGAATCCAGATGGCTTGCGCCGAACGCGATGTGCGGCCTGACACATTTTCAACCCTGTCCGGTATCGCCAAAGAGGCAGCCGCGAACCCCGGGCCAACCGGTCGCTTGATCGCCAAGGCTGCCGCGGAAGTCCTTACAGAGTGTGGTCGTGGCAACACGGCACCCGCTATCCACCTGGCCCTCATCTCCAAGCAGGCCAACTGGGTTCCTCAATTTCAGGATGCCGTGAACATCGTGCTCGACTGCATCAAGATGCTGGAGCCGATGCAGAAGTCCGCTTTCAATCTTGGCGACGCCCTTGGGGCCGGAGAGTCCCTGGTGAAGGGTGTTGGATATGGAACGCTGGGTGCCGGTGTAGGAGCAGGGACGTTATGGTGGTTACTCAGCCGTCATGCCCTACAGTCCGACGTCAAGGAACGGGCGATCCAGGGGAAGATCGATTACTATAACCAACTTTCCTCCGAAATAGAGGACCAACTTCGACGACGATATGGATACGCCGATTCCGCTCAGCAACCCTCAGCCCCTCCCAAGCGACGTACCCGCGTTTAAGCGGCGCATTCGCAAAATTGCTCAGCTTCCCGAAGATGCTCCTGACCAAGTAGGTGAGGGCGTAGAGCAAGTTTTACCCTCAGACGTTCCGAAGGGACGTAAGCGTAAGCGCAGTACCGTTACGGAAGAGGTTGTTCCGAATGTCGTTTCCCTAGACCCGCAGGCCGAATGGGTGGATGCGCCCACTATGGTGGATCAGATCAAGGACGAGAGTGCCTGGAAGACCGACCGGCAGGAAGTCAAGGTCTACAATCTGAGTGACGATAAACAACTTGCAGAGTACAATGCGCTGCTGACTCGCTGTGCGTCGCCAAGCACGAACTGCTTCGTCATTAGCGAGCAGTCAAAATTCGCGCCTACGCTCGGTACCTGGTCGAGCCTGGTGAAACTGCAGTACGTGAAGTACCGCAAGATGCTGAAAATTAAAAAGTCATGAACACTAAGCAGTCCGCAGTAGATTGGCCCACAGTACTTAAACTTCTGGGGGGCGGAGCCGCTCTCGGCAGCGGCGTCGGCGCGGCATCGACCCTAGTGAAATACCTGAAGGGTATGCACGATAAAGCCAAGGCCAAAACGGATACCAGCCTCGACGACGACATACTATACCTGGACCTTCCGGCGCCGGTCAGCCAACGAGGAGTCAAACGCGCAAATGAAGGTCAGGGATCCCCGGGCACATTGGCCGTTGGTACGCTCGGCTCCATGCTGGGCGCCTACTTGGCCTATAACGCCGTACGTGGCGCCTATTCGTCAGTCAAGCGCAAGCAATTGCAAGCCGAGCTGGATCGAGCCCAGCATGCCTATTTGGGCGGATTACAGAATCAGGCACAGCTAGCCAAGACGGCTTCCCAGTTTTCCGGCATCAATAAGTTGGTGGGTGGAGGTTACCTCGCTGGTCTTTTGACCATCTTGGGCTCGGCCGTGCTGGCCAATAAGTTACTTCAGAAGCAATTCCCTGATCGCGTTCCTCGTAACCCACTTCAGCCCCGCAAGATCGTGATCCGCACCATGCGTAATCCTGAAGGTGTGGATAAGGAAGTGCCGGTCGAAGCTCTCGGCAGCTCTCCTGACGCTACTGAAAATTTACTACGGCTCAGTCTGGCCAACGAGAAGTCGGCCGCCGCTTGGGGCCTCACAGACCTCGTGGCTGCCGCCGCACAAGGTCGTTGCCAAGAGATCAAGCGTGCGTGCGTCGAGGCCGGCCCTGACGCGGCATTCGAGATTTGCAAAGGCGCGAGCGACCGTGAGTACAATAATCTTCAGGGTAACTTGGCCATCAGCTGGCTGGCTCATGACCCAATTATGTCGCAAATGATTGAACCACACCTGGCTGCACAATTCGTGCAGGACAGTCCGACGTTCGCCAAGGCCGCTTCGGCCCTGCTGGATGACCCGACGTTCGACCGCGGCATGCTTGAAGACTTGGTGGGGCTCACCGAAGTGGTGAACCGCGAGATCCGGGGGCAGTCGTTCGAACCAGTCATCGAACAGCTCGATCGTGTCAAAGTGGCGGCGGCCCATCGAGGTCATCGCTCGATGCTGGGACAGACCCTCGGCGACAAGCTGGTAGTGGCCGATGCGATCTCCAGCCTTCTCAACCGCGTGAGCGATCAGAATCAAGATGGCGGCCACCAGGGCGGCACCACATCAGCTCCGTCTTCCCGGGACTCTGAGGAGGTCGTCCATAAGTCCAGGCGAAAGGCTCGTCCGACAACGTTTCGTGTCGAAGACCAGGTGGCCCAAGGATTCTTGGAACAGAACCGCGATTTGATCGATGAAGCTCTCAGCGCGGTGAAGTGAGCTTGTCAGCTCACTGACTCGTGTCGCATTAAAAGTTTAGCAATTAGCTACTTCTGCATTTACCTGCCCGCCGGTTTAAGCGCCGGCGGGTTTTTATTTATGGCCAACTACTACACGGAAGCCTCTTCCGAACGTATCGTCCCATGCACGCATGACCAATATCAACGACTTTCAGAAATACTCCAAGACTCCGCTAATCAAAGCGAGGACCCTCACGACTTCATGGTCGAATGGATCGAAGCTCATAACGATGACCCTGCCGGTTTGTATCTTCGCAGTGTTGGCGCTGGCTTTGCTGAGCCTTACCACCTTCCTCTATGTTTTCGCGTTGAGCTCGGCAAACTCCTCACCGAGGCGAACCTCCCGTACCTGACCATTGGGCTTGCCTTCATGTGCGAGAAGAATCGATTGAATTCCCACGGAGGAGAAACCGTACGCCTGTACCCCAACGGTACCGTTGTCAGTCCGTCCCTGGTATGGCCCATTCAGGTACCGGACCCATAATGACTTATGAAATTTGGTACCCCAATTAGCGTCGTCAACAGCAAGGAGACTGGTGATGCTCCTAAGAACAAGTTCAATGTCTCCAAGCGGGAGGATCGGACGATAGACGGCGTCGTGTTCGACTCCAGGCTGGAGATGAACTGCTACCTGTACCTGAAGGAGCAGGGAATACCATGCGAGCTGCAGCCGTCATTCGAGCTGCAGCCCAAATTCGAGCTGAATGGGGTGAAGTATCGGCCGATCTCTTACGTGGCCGACTTCCGCATAACGATTGCCGGGCATACGTACATCGTGGACGCCAAGGGCATGCGGACTCCGGACTTCAAGATGAAGTTGAAGCTAATGGCCTGCATCCACAAGGTGCAGATCGTCGAGGCTGGCTCGGTCAAGAAGTTGAGGCTATTCGTCGAGGCCGCCCGCAAGGGGTTTGTTGTTCCTGAAAAGGTCATCGCGCCCCCTACGACATGAGACAGATACAAGTAGCTAGCCAAACCATACACCTGACAAACTGATGCAAAATACGATTCTAAATAACCTGATAGCTTTAACCGAGAAGGCGCTTAAGGCTATACCCAAAGCGCTGCGAAAGCGGAAATGGTATAAAGAGCTCACGCAGGTAGCCCTGGAGGCCCGCGGCGAGTTCGACTTTGTCGATACGCGCGCTGAACTCAAGGCCCGGTACGTAGATTATGCTCAGGATAACTTGGAGCAAGAGGGCGAGATAGAGTTCGACGACGATGCCGAAGTCTCCCTCAGCGACGACGGCGGCGCCTACGTACAAGCCTGGGTCTGGGTACCTGCAGGTGGCGCCGGCATGTGCAATGGACAGGACTGTCACGAGCCCCTCGACGACGGGGAAGGATTTGACGGTAAATGCGTCAACTGTATCAGCAACAGAGCTCGTTAAACCGGACAAATCGTCAGCAAATCGTCAGACCAAACGGACAAATCGTCAGACCAAACGGACAAATAGTTAAGTCCGGGAAGCACTTAGAAATCAGTGAAATGACACGCAAGATACGCTACGAGATCCTGGTGCCGCTACGGTTTAACGATGGATCCCAGGTCCCGTCATACCTTCACGATCGGACTGTGGACGAGCTCACCAGCATATTCGGCGGCTGCTCCATGCATGCCTGCTCCGAAGGTGTTTGGAAAGATGCAGGCGTCATCTACCGGGATACCAACCGTACGATCGTTGTAGACGTCTACGAGTCCATTTGCACCGCGACCTTAAGGGCGATCCAGGACACCCGCAAGGAACGCTACCAGCAGCACAGCATCTATATCGTCCATTACCCAATCGAAATCCTATGATTGAAGTCGAGATCCGAATCGACGCCGGCGTTGCTTCACCTGTCGAAATACCTGAAGGGGTCAGTCTGACCATCAAGGACTTCGACGTCGACAGCGACGACCCGTCGACATTATTTGTCAATCCAACCTGCGGTAGTTGGTACCGCCAGGTCCGTTTCACGTCCGAAGGGCAGTTCAAAGTTACACCTGACCCTTCCCAATCAGCTGCGGCACAACTCGAAACTGAAAATGACTAAGCATACCTACGGCGACCTCGTCGCACTCATCGATGCCAACCTGAGCGACCCTCTGGCCAAGGCCCTCGTCTGGTTCCTTAGCGGTCTTAAAGGTCTGCCTGATGCCCCGGCATCCGGGGCCCTACGGTACCATCACGCCTACAACGGCGGCCTGATCGATCACATCGTGGACGTGTTCAAGATCGCGGTCGACTTGAATACCACCCGGACCGCCAACAGCCCGGTCCCTCAGATACATCAAGAAGAGATCTTGTTGGTGGCCGTCCTGCACGACATCCACAAGGTACAAGACGCCAGTGGAAACATTTGCTACGTTCCTAACATATTGAAGTCCGGGAAGCGCAGCGAGGCCGAGCCGTTCGAGAAATCGGCCCGGTACCTCACTCAGCCGTCGGATACGCCGTCGGCAAGTTCTGTCGAGCGCGAATTCCTCTACCGCGAGGCTGTGGACCGAATACCCGGCGGCATCAAGAGCCTGGCGCTCATCAAGGCCCTGGCCCCTGATCTCTTCGCTGCCCTGAGCGATGACGTGAAGCTCGCCATCCGGTATCACGACGGGGCCTACGCGCATAGCAAGTACGAGCTGGCCGGCAAGGAAACGCCGCTCATGATCTTGCTACATTGCGCCGATATGCTCAGCAGCCGGCTTAACCGACTTAAGTAATTCAGTATGTTGACATTCCAACCACATCCACATCCCGAGGCAGCCGCCGAGGGTCTTATGGTCTGCTCCATCGAAGGCTGTGTCATCGGTGGTGTCGGCAAGACCCAGGAAGAGGCCGTGGGTAACTTCGTCGCGTCGATCAACCGCCGAGAGGCCCTATACCAGATGTCCGTGCAGGGATGCATGATCGTCGAGAACCGGGCGCCACTGCCGGGCCACGTGCCCAATCAGCCGACTCCTGGCCGGGAGCCCCTGATCCTGCCGGCCGGCGTCACCCCGGAGCAGTTTCAACGTATCAAAGAAAACGCCAAGGTATGAGCAAAACCCCGATTAGACGGATCTGGTCAGCTTCGACCCTCGTCCTGCTTGCCGTCACGTTCGGCTCCTTGCTGGGCGTCTACTCGGCCTGCAAGCCGCTTCGGTGCCCAACGCCACCAACCGTCAGCCAATGCTCAAATTCCGATGAATCTACCCCGACTCAAACGACTTCTGGACCACTGCCGACAACGGCCGGGCCTGAAACATTTTGACTTTAACGTTATCGCTAAATCACACCCATGCGGGACCGCCGGTTGCCTGCTGGGCGAGATGGCTTACTGCTGGCCCGACCGGTTCAAGCTGGTAATGGCCTGCAGCACCGTCCCGATTGGCGCCCTGGTGCCAATCGGTACCGATCACGCTACCATTCGGCACTATAAGTGGGAGACCGTCGTCGAGCGGGCCATCCGGTTGGCCGCCGCTTGGTTCGAGATCGACTATCTGGATGCCAGATGGTTGTTCATGCCGAACGAGACCTACCGGACCCATCCGAACCTGCCCGACAGTAACTTGAAGACGGACTCCACCCTGGAGGACGTGCTGCTCAACCTAGAAAGCTACATCAAACGCCATGACCCGGCAAAAAGCCCTAGATCGTAACTGGACCCACTTCGTAACCGACCAACACCCCAAGTGCATGTTGCCATCCGGACACTGCACGTATGGCACCCCAGACGGCCAGTGCTGCGGGATCGGCATCTTGTTTAGCCCGGAGCTGCGCGGGACTTTGCAGAATTGCAACATGCCGGTAGATAGGCTAGAAGGTTTGCTCGCCCGACTGGCACCCCATTGCTTACCGGAGTACCTGCGGCTCGTCCAGGAATGCACCATGCCGTTCCTGCTGGACCTGCAGGCCATCCACGACAACATCGTGACCGACCAGGACACGCTGGACCAGTGGCCGGCCCATGTTCAACTACAGCCCTTTCAGTTCATGCTGGCACTGGAGCGGCTGGCGGCCCGTTGGGGGCTGGTCTGTCCGGGGTAAAGGCCACGGGGCCCCGGGGGCCCCAGATCCCACGGGGCCTGCCGGGCCTGCCTGCCCGGTAGCCCGGATGGCCAATACGGTCCCGGCGCCATTACGGGATCAAGATGGCGCCGGGCCGGACGGTAAGGTTTTGACAAATCTAAATGTTTATCGTTAAAGTTATTACAACCACAACAACTTACGCATACTCATCATGGCTCGTGAGGGCTATCTGGTTGCCGTTGGGCGGTTGTCGTGATACAGTGCAAAATGAGCACAAAACGTAGAATCTTCCTCGACCTCGACGGCGTAATCGTGAACTGTAACAAGTCAGCCGCACGAGTATATGGGGTGGCGTACCCTGAGACTGGTGTCTTGGGTTTCGACTGGGTAACCGGAGCTTACAATGCTCTGCACCCCGACGCCCCGGTCTCCAGCGGCGACTTTAGCCGCATTGTCGCTAAGGATCCGACCTTTTGGTCAACGACCGAATGGTTCCCCTGGGCAGATCAGCTTGTCGGATTTCTCGAAGACGGCTTCCCGGGTCAATGGAATTTTTTGAGTCATTGCACCAGTTACCCTGAGTGCGCCTCTGGCAAGTTTAAGCTCCTGCTGGACAAGTTTGGCCAGAATGTTGCTAAACGAGCCATTTTCAGCTTCGGCCCCAAATGGGTGGTCTGCAAGCCGGACGACATCCTGATAGATGATCGGGAGCGTAATTGTGATGAATGGGAAGCCGCCGGAGGCTTAGCCTACCAGTGGCGTGAGATCGGGGACCGTCACCCCGAGGCCCAGATGCAACTTCAAGAATGCCTGCGATTCCTGCAGGACCATAACAATGTCTGAACCCCTATCACTCTCCGCAGCCTTCCAGGGCGTAGTTGACCGCATCAACGCCCTGGATACCCAGGAGCAAGCCGCCGGAGGCTTGGCCTACCAGGGGATTCTTCGGGAAGCCAACCAGATCAACGCCGAGATGCTCGGGATCGTCGAGCGGCTCGCTATGGCGGTATCGACCGTCAACGCGACAGCCAAGCAGGTGATCCGGGGGATCGGACAGCTAAAAGGAAGTCCCGAGGGCGATCGCCGTGCGACCGCCTTGGCTACCGCTATCGACTTGTTCGGTATGTCCAATGAGGCTTTCGCCGACGAGATCGCGTTCTCCGAGCGCATCAATCAGCTGGTCAGCCAGAAGATCCTGGTCGACGCCGGAGTCAATCCAGAAGACCCGGAGGCGGTCAAACGGTTCGTTGAAACCAACTTGAATAGATGAATACCTTGCTCGCCGCCATCGGCGAACCACTCACTAAGGACCAGGCTGCCAATGGCCACTAAACGCCGTCCTTCCAGGCTCCAGCAGATCCGTCAAGCTCTCGCTGACTACATGCAGGCTGAAGGTTGCAGCTGTTGCCGGAACCACGAAGCGCATGCGGCCAGTAAGGCCATATTGGCCAAGCTGCTCAAGGTACCTGGGTACCGTGACGGCTTTGGCTATAACTTCAACAAGTTCAAATCCAAATGACTAGCTTTATCCTCGTCTGTCTCGCCCTCATCTACTGTGTCGTTGTAGCCGGCATGATCTCTCCCAGCTTTCCATCCGCGGAGATCTCAAGAAACTTGAGGCACCGGTCGGCAACCGCCGCGTGGATCTTCAACGTGGCGTTCGGCGTCGTGATCCTGATCCTCATCATCGCCCTATTCTTCCTGTGAAAGCCGACATCAAGCTCTCCGACAACCTCACCGGGTTGCTGCTGTTCGTGTTCGTCATCAGCTGGATCACCCTGATCTCGATCCTATACGACGGCACACCTGACCTGTACGACGTGCTGCTCAACAGGATCTCTGATGGGCAGGTTGAGATCCCGGCATCCAAGGGCAGCAACTCCACGGTACCCGAATTCAAGTGCAAATGAGCCAGAGATATAGCTTAGTATGAACAAATACAAATTTACCAAAAATACCAGATCGCTGCCAAATGGTACAAAATTGTACCAGATCAAGAGACTGTCGGACGGGATGTTGGGAGGGTGGGTTCAGTCCGAGAAAAATCTTTCCCAGGAGGGGAGTTGCTGGATTGCCGAAGATGCCAAAGTCTTCGAAGACGCCCGCGTCTTCGGCAATGCTCATGTCTACGGCTATGCTAGCATTTATGGTAATGTCCACATCTGCGGACATGCTCGCATCTTCGGCGAAACCATCATATCAGGTAGTGTCATCATTACTGAAAATGCCCAAATATACGGTAACGCTCGAGTGTACGGTGATGCCGTTGTCAACGGTAACGCCCGAGTGTACGGTGATGCCGTTGTCGGCGATAACGCCCGATTGCACGATGATGCCAGTGTCTACGACAATGCCGTAATCCGAGACAACGCTAAAGTTGGCGGTTCCGCCCGGATCTTCGGTAATGCCAAACTCTATGATCATGCCAACGTTCGCGGTACCTCAGAAATATGCGGCGACGCCTGTATCTTAGCTTGCGTTAATTCAGGAAATTGGGCGCGCAGCCCAATCGTCATACGTGGCATTAAACACTCGCTGGTCGAATCAGGCCCGGGCCTTATTAGCATCGGATGCGAGACACGCTCTTTTAAGGACTGGCTACGTAACTACCGGTCTATCGGAAGGGCCAATGGGTATTCTCATGAGGAGATTAAGTTATACGGCAAGTGGATCAAGACAGTCGTCGATTACGCGAATGGGTATTCTCGTAAGGAGATTAAGTCATACAGCAAGTTGATCAAGGCAGTCGTCGATTACGCGAAGAGATTGGGCCAGTTCAATACCAAGTAAACCAATAAGAAATGAACCAGGTGCTTAGACTCAAGCGGTGGCTTGAACGTCATGAATGCCAGGATGTCCGCCCCGTAAAGGTGACCTTCGGCACGCCCCGCAAGAGCGTCACGGAGGTCTTCGAGGGCTGTGTCTACCGACGCGTCCTTACCTACAAGGCTGGCATGATGGCAGTGACGCACGGCGAAGCCAAGGTGGGCGACACCTACACGGAGTGCTCGTGCTACCTGCTGGGCGAACGGCCCGCAGCCAAGCAGCCGAAGAAGAACAGGCGTCACGACAAGACCTGCTTCCACCACGTCAGCGGCGTAGACTGGTACGTGGCCTGCTACATTGAAGCTGCAGCCATCACGCCCCGGATCTCCGCGTCCCATCCGTTCGGCCCCTCATTCATCATTACGCCCTGGACGCATGTGGACAAGATCGATGCCGGGGAGTTCAAACGCCGTCGTCACGTCCCATACAGCCGGTTCCCCATCGGGTTCGACATCGACATGACGGAATACGAACAGGCCGAGAACTATGCGCAAACGAACCATCCCCAAACAGCACCAAACCAAAGTCGCCTTGCAGACGCTTAGGCTCAATCCAGCAATGGTGGGCGTGATGGGCGGAATGACGGTCGATGAAGCGGTAAAGCACCTACTGAGCGTCGGATACACCGAGGCCCAAGTAAGAAAGCTGTCCGGCAAGGAAGAACAGACCGAGCCACACCCCTCTGGACTCTCAGGCGAACACAGCGTTGTACTCGATGCGATCCAGGCATGTTGCCTTGGAGGCGGCGATTAACCACGTCCAACCTACCCGAAGAGATAAGAGCAAAACACATGAGCGTGGAGCTACCGTCGGGCTGAAAGGCTCGTGCGCGGCCCCGCGCTTTTTCTTCAACCCACAATTAACCGCATTATGGCCGATTACTTCACCTACTTCAGCATCATCTTCACTCTGCCAAATCCCGAGGCCCAGAGTTATGCGCTGCAACTCGCCAAGCAGGCCGGCTGTATCCGGCAGGGCGACGAAGCGCCCGGCGACTTTCCGAAGGAACTCGCGGCCGTCATTGAAAACTGGTCGTTCGAGACGGAGGCCGACATCTACGGGGACCGGCCGGCCATCTGGCTGCATTCCAGCTACGGCGGCATGGATGCCGTCTGCGCCTTCCTCCAACACCTGCTCCTGCGATTCGATCCGCAAGGCCGGGTCACGTTCGAGTGGTCGCACGACTGTTCCAAACCGCGCACCGATGTCTATGGCGGCGGCGCAGCCATCGTCACCGCCACTGAAATCAAAACCATGAGCACATGCCAATGGTTGAACCAACACACCGCGTGAGTTCCCATCTCAATTCAAGATCACTATGCCAAAATATGTTTGTTCGTATGCCCACGACATCGGTTGTTTCGCCGACTTTGTCGTGACGGCCAAGAATGAGAATGCCGCCTTGCGCCTCATCAAAAAGGCGCTGCGCGAAGGAGCGTTCCAGGACGTGAATGCCGAGCCGTGCTGGGAGAACGGTTCCACCAACGAACGAGTGCTTGTCCTGGGTCCGGCCTCCGAGTACTCGACCAACGTTACCCTCGAAGAGTTGACCGACTCGGCCGATTAGTCCGGAAAGCAAACAGGCTGGCGAGGTAGCTGACCAACGCACACATCTACCAGATCATCAAATACGTCATTATGAAAACTGAAGTCTACGTGCTGGCCATCCACAACCCCATATCGGGCAAGATAACCGTCACCGCCCGGGCAACCCGGGCCGAGGTATGCCAGCTTCTCCTCGACAACACCGGAGTTGAGTTCTGGCACGGAGAGTCTCGCGACAAGGCTGCGAAAGCCGTGAAGGACAATCAGCTCGACGTATTTGAGGTCCTGGCCGGCAACCACCTGATGCTTGGCTTCGAGATCACAAAGGTGCCGCTCGAAGTCACTGATCCGCTCGTGTCCAAGCTGCGTGCCGAGATCAAGGAGCTGAAGCGCAAACGCAAGAGCCGCCGATGAAC